CTATAGACCCTCCAGCCATTTTTTACCGGACTTGGTGTTAAGCCAAATTGCTATGACTGATCCTACAACTGCCATTATGCAGAATAATCCTATTAATGCTTCCATATCATCTATTCTACTTTATTATTTTATACCCAATATAAGCAAAAATGTAAGTTACAAATGCTCCGATTGATATAATAATCCAAGAATCAATGTTATTCTTATTTATAACAACCGAAGCAACACTCCCTATCACTAATGCCGCGAAAGATAACTTGGAAAGATCATAAAAGAACTTTCCAAGTGTTTCTTTTGAAACCATCTCTCGCTCGCGTATATTTTGTTTCTCTTCTTGCTTTTTCTCCCAGTTGCCCATATCATATATTAAATCGTAAATCAAATATTTTTTTCATACAATTTGAATATTAACTCATTATTATAATCTATAATATCGATATATTTGAGAACAAACCGAAAATCTACTGCCTATCCAACATAGTCCTTAACGCCCATATTGTTTCATCCTTAGATTTAATTGTTGCGTCCTTTTCTAAAATAATCCTCTCAAGGTCTTGAATACGTTGGTTAAGTCTATCGGTATCGTTCAAGCCAGTACCTACACTTGAACTTAGGCTCTGTATTTCCACACTGCCATCCGGTTTAATAATTTTTTGTGTTCCGCTTTCTGGCATGGATACGTTAATATGTTGCCCTCCGATATTACTTACGTTTTCGTTACCATTAACAGTCATTTTATTATTATAATATGCAGGGTTCAACATATCACCTTCTCCCGTGAGAAGCCAAATACGATTTATTTGCGGAAATGCTCTAAGAATGTCATTTAGTTTTCCATCTCCAATACTCCCTTTCAATTTATTGACATACCCATTTGAGAGATTGGCCAACCGCTCAAATTCTGCTTTCTTCATACCCATGCTTTCACAAAAAGCAATTAACCTTTCTTTCTGTCCCATATTCAATAATTGTTTTGTTAAAAAATACTATTAGTCTAATATTTTCTAAGAATATACATTGCAGTCTTAGAATAATAGTCTATATTTGCACCGTAATCATGATTCAAATACATGATACATATAATTGATTTAGCAAAAATACACATTTATATGGAGTTAACAACTGTAAGATACAGAAAAAGCAAAATTAAAAGCTTAGCCTCAATTCTTAGAGATATGCAGATTGGGGAAAGCTTAAAGTTCTCTGCAAACAGAGATACAATTAGGATGTATATCGGACGTCTAAACAAAGAAGGGCGTCAATACACAGGGTCAGTTAAGGGATTGAGCAAAGATATAGTTGTGACAAGATTAAAATAGGTGTTTATGAAAATCAAGATAGAACTTTTCGAATTAAAAAACCTCCTCATTGAAGCGGCAACGCTCGGTGCGGAAGCTGCCGAGAAAAGACGTTCTCCAACATCTGATAGGATGAAACAAAGAGAGGTACACAGATGGCTTAAAACTCTTGGACATAAGCCTGCTATTCTTGACAAAATGGTGAAAGAAGAATTGGTGAAGCCGCTTAGAAACGGTGAAAGCAAGAACTCACCTTTGGTGTATTCCAGAATGGAAATAGAAGCGGCTTTAACAGCATACAAATCTTTTGATTCTGTAAATGGCATATAAAGGGCATAAGCCGAAAGCGTTCGGCTGGTGAAGGAAAGCGTTCCTGACCGGGTTCGAATCCCGGATGCCCACAAAAACGTTCTTTGACATGGTTACAATGAAAGTTCTTGATCCTATCATAGGTTACACGTAAGAGGTATCGGGATAGCGACAAGGCGGTATAAGGCAAAATGGAGGGAGGAAAGATATTTCCAGCTCACGATGAAGTTTAATCGTTCTTTTCATTAAGTCTTATGCGACAATGCGAAAGTATTATAAAGCTGGAACATCCTTTAGGTGTTACGAGTCAAACGTTGGTTAACCTATCCAGTTTTCAAAATATAACCCGGCTTTGAAGGCGTGAAGCTGTCGATCGGATCGGCTACCGGGTGCAAGTAACTAATTGTATTAAAACATGAACATTTTCAAAGTAATCAAATTAAAAATAAGACAATGGTATATTAGAAAATTATTCTTCCGAATATACTTTGGTTTCCTAAAGCGGAGTAATGAAAATTACCCTTTTGAGAGAGCAGCTTGTGATCTGGGCAATATCATTGACTTTCTTAAACAGGCTTCAAATTCACATCAAATTTAGCATTTCGAACATGATAAGGAGGAAGGACAACTGGAATAGAGAATCTAACCTTCGAAACATTTTCGTCTTTGGTTGTATTTCCACTGCCTATACTTCCTGCTACAATAGCAGACAGGACAGTGATCTTTCCTGCTATCTCATTAGATGAACCGACAGAAACTGATACCTCAAAATCAATATCTGAAACAGTTAATGCACTTAGTTCTTTTGATTGTATATGATTTTTATTATTCCAATTACCTGTAGGAGCAATTATAGCACCATTATTCAGTTCTTGTTGACACTCCTTGACAGCATTGGTTATATCAAAAATTACCCCTTTGATAAAATCTTTTAATTCCATATTTCTTAATATTTATGATTTAGCACCGTAAAGTTAAGAAAACCCTCTGAAAAAGCGTGAAGCTGCTGATCGAATTAGCCGGAGGGATCATAAACGGAGGTTCACAGGTGGTAACGAATATGTCTGTAGCCGTTTTCATATTCGTTATGCTGTTCAATACAGCATCCTCCACTTTGTATTTTGTAACAAATTTTGGTTTATGCCTCTCTCGTCCGTGAGGATATAGCGAGGTGTCTTTTGGTATAAATGAAAGAATTATATATGTTACCGGAGCTTTCTGGGAAGACCGCTCCGGCTCTTTATCTGAAATTAAAAAATCAACGATATATGAAAGCAATTCAACTGTTCATGTTCAGCCTATCTGCGCTGGTGACATTCACGCTGTTTATCGGCGCGTTCTTCAATCCGTCATATTGGCTATTCGTGCCGGGTATGGCGTATTTATCATACCTGTTTTACAAAGAAAAGCGATGGTAAGGGATATTTATATTAAAGATCCGGACGGAGACCAAGACTTCGACGGGTACGAAGAGACAGAGGATATCGAAGATATTCTCCAGAGAGAATGGGAGGCTTCAACTTTAAACTGGTAATAAAAAATGGACACATCAAAATTAGTCTTATATGGCGCATTCTGTTTCATAAACAGTACTGCCCTATGCTTCATAGTATGGTATGTAATGGCTGCTTACAAGAGTATAAAGGGAGATTTAAACCTCACGATTGATTATCTTAAATATATAGCTGATCAGAGCGATATAGTATATATCAATCATTTGGACACAATGAGAAGAGAGCTACTCAAGGAAGAGCGATACGAGGACGCGTCCAAGATTGATCACATACTACAGAACAGAATCAAAAGATTTAACGAAATGCATGAATAAATAGACATGAATACTAAAAATGAAATTTTGAATGCTGACTGTGACGTCCGCTACAATGCTGCCAGCAACCCAAACACCCCGGTAGATGCACTCATCGAATTGGCTAAAGATGCTGACTGTGATGTCCGCCGTAGTGCTGCCGGGAACCCTAACACACCAGTAGAGGTGTTAACTGAACTGGCTAAGGATAGCGACTGGGATGTCCGCCGTAACGCTGCCGGGAACCCTAACACACCGGGTTACAAAGAAACAACCTACGACTTCGTAGTCACTAAAAACTATGTGGCGGTAAAAGGGACTAATCATATGTGGTATAAACACAATTACCCCCAAATTGCCCCTATTTTATACTTGTGGATGTTTCTGCGGTTCAAGAGAACAGCTTCTCGCTAGAATCTATTCGATTGATAATATAAGTTGTGATCCAGCAATAAGAGTTAGAATACTTAATGCTTTAGACAACAAATTCAAAGAGGTGTTCGGTCGGTAGATAAAAAACAGAATCAGAAGGAATGGGGGAGTATCAACATTAAACAGGTAATCACCAATATAGTGACAATATTCTTACATGCTGATATATTGGGTATTGATCTTCTTTGGCATATTGACCAGAAGATAAAATACAACACACTCAGACCTGTAATGCACGGAAAGAAGTATTGATTAACAATAAAAAGTATGGAAAAAGTTTTTATAACTAAATATGCCTTAACAAAAGGCATATTGGAAAAAGAAGCGGAAATACGCGATTATGGATATGAATATGAAATAGCATACGTGAAAGGGGAATTTTCAAGTTATTCTTTAGGCAAAGAAGCTTTTAGGACAAAAGAACAAGCTATGGAAAGAGCCGAGAAGATGAGATTAAAAAAGATTGCTTCTTTGAAAAAACAGATAGAAGCATTGGAAAAGATGAAATTTTAAAAAGAACTGAGTCTAAATAACTCATTTCACAAAAGAAACAAGCATCCGAGGTGTAAACCTCGCCTCAGATCGGCAACCGCAAATCTTGAAAGTGGTAGACCTTGACATTTGCAATGGTCCGGTAGGCAGGAGCACGATAGGGTGAGTATTAATAATCAATGTTTAATTAATCAACTCCGCTGTTAAAGGACAGTGTCCGGTGAGAGACCGGTTATTTTGTTTCTATTTATTATTTCAAACAACATCCCGGTGTACTTTGGTCGGTTATCCGGGAGCAATTGCCGCCGGGAGGCAGGCAATATATTTTTAACATTTTGACAGCCGGGAAAGACCGGCAACAGGGCGCATAGCTTAATGGTAAAGCGTCCCCTACCGGGGAAGAAAGGGGTTCGATTCCCTAGCGTCCACACATTAAACATTTATAATATGGAAAGATCAGAATCGATAAAAGAGATTGCCAATGCTCTCTGTAAATTTCAACAAGAGGTTGGAAAGGTGAAAAAAGACAGCAAAAATCCCTACTTTAAAAGTAAATATGCCTCACTGGCAGATATACTGGATGTGATACAAAAACCATTGTCAGAATGCGGGCTTTCTATTATGCAGATGCCTAAAGGAGAGAATGAGTTAGAAACAATACTTATGCACAACTCCGGTGAATGGATTTTATCGTCATACGCTATGCGTCCTGTAAAGAATGATCCTCAAAGCATAGGGTCTTGTATTACTTACCAGCGTAGATATGCTATCGGCTCTATCTTGAACCTAAATATAGACGATGATGATGATGCAAACAAAGCATCCAACTTGCAAGTAAATACAGCAGATGCGCCAAAGACTAATCTGGACGCACGTAAGATTTTCCGACCGGACTTTCTGAACAATGATGAGTCCATGAACAAATTGTATGCCTTTATAGAAGAAAAGGAGAAGGATGCAAAACAGAAAAAGCAAAACTTCTCCGTATCTCGATTAATGGAAAGCCTTTACAAGATAGGGTCAGTTGAATTACAAACAGTAATAGATATGTATCTACAATATAAAAAATCGAAATATGGAGAATAGTATTAAGAAGATAGGGATATTCCCTGTCACCAAGCAAAGTCAACAAGAACTTGCAAACTCGATCATCATACCTGTTCTTGATGGCGATGTAAACCCGATAGAACATGTAGCTAAGATAAGAGGGTTATATGACACATTGAAGAAAGTATTGGATGACGATAGAATAAAAGATTCCGTTATTACTGAGACAGAGAAATACGGCAAGTCTACTTCATGGAACGGATGCGAGATAACATTAAAAGAGATGGGAGTTTCATATGACTACAGCGTTTGCAATGATCCTGTATACAACGCATATTTGGCAAGTTTGAAAGAACTACAAGCAAAGATGAAAGAGCGAGAAGGATTCTTGAAATCGGTTCCCGATAATACAACTATTGTAGACGATAACACTGGGGAGATCATAACACTGCACCCTGCGGTTAAAATGGCAAAACAAAGTTACACAATTAAATTCAAATAAAAATGGCAAATACAATTACTGGCAAAATTTCCTACATAGGACCTATTCAGGAAATTCCTTCCAAAAACGGCGGTAATCCTTTTGTTAAAAGAGAAGTAGTTATTGATTCTACGCGGTTCGATCCATACACTGGAGAACGTGATAAATTCGAAAATTTTCCAATGTTTGAATTTTCGGGAGACAGATGTGCTGAGCTTAACAATTTCCAAATAAATGACATTGTTACTGTTTCTTTCGAAATACAAGGAAGGAAATGGATTGATGCACAAGGGAAAACTAAATATATAAATTCCATAAGAGGATATAAAATAGAAGCAAGACAGCAAAGGTCATCACAGCCTGCTTCGCAACAGCAAGTGGTATATCAACAACCACAACAGAATTATGTTCCACCTATGCCGCCTAATACTCCAATTCAAGATGAACTACCTTTTTAATATTGCATTATGTTATTTGACCCCAAAAATCCTTTTGATAGAAAACGAGCCGAGGCCTATTACAATAAATTAATGTCCGGCACCGATCCATTCGAAATAACAAAAAAGACTAAAAAAAGATCGTTATCACAGAATGCTCTTTTTCATATGTGGGTACAAGTAATAGCCGGCTATGCCGGCTACACATCTTTTGACAACTGCAAGAGAGATATCAAAAGGACCCTTCTTGGGACAAAGGAGGAAGCGAACCGATTTACAGGAGAAATTCAACAAGTCGATTACAAAACATCAGAAATGAGCGCATCCGAATTATCTTCATTCATGGACAAGATGAAAATCTGGGCGCAATCAGAGTTAGGATGCTATCTACCCTACTTTGGTGATCCTGGCTATGAAGAGATGGTATCAGAGTATAATGGAAAAAGAATTTAAAGCACTGTACATAGCACAAACACCTACCCGATTGGGATGCAACAAAAAAGAAAAGGCTATTCAGCTCCTAAAGAATGGAGACATGGATAGCCTTTTAAAATGCAAAAAGTTAATTACCGAAATAATAAAAGAAAAATATGATTAAAGGTTATAAAGGGTTTGATAAAAACCTACAATGCAGAGGCTTTCAATATAAAGTCGGTGAAACATTTGAAGAAAAAGGGACAATTAAAGCATGCGAAAGCGGTTTTCACTTTTGCGAAAATCCATTTAATGTATTTAATTATTATCCCCCTTCCGATAGTAGATATTGTAATGTTGAAGGTGATGGTAAAATAGATACAGACAATAGTGACAGTAAAGTCGCTTGCTCAAAACTACACATACATACTGAAATCGGATTAAGTGGTCTTATTTCCGCTGGAGTTAAATTTATACTTGACAAAGTAGATTGGGGGAACAACAAGGCCACCAACACCGGCGATCAGTCAGCAGCCACCAACACCGGCTATCGGTCAGCAGCCAGCGTAGAAGGGAAAGACAGCATAGCTATCGTAACAGGATACGATAGTAAAGCCAAAGGAGCTATGGGCTGTTGGATTGTATTAACAGAAAGAGGTAATTGGGATGGAAATACTTATCCTATTATAAATGTACAGGCGTTTAAAGTCGACGGAATATCAATTAAAGCCGATACATTTTATAAATTAAAAAACAGCAAACCTGTAGAAGCAAAATAGCTTATGAAACAATATCAACTCCCCGACTACCTAATAAAATCTTTCCTTCGACATGTATCAAAAATTGTAGATCATGTAGAAGATAAAGGCTGTAGTCGGGTAGCTGATGCTGTTCGACTAACCAAGAAGGATTTAAAGAAAATTGAATCACTTATTTCCAAATAAGAAAAATATGGAACTATGAGAGTAATACATGTTCATTTGATCTTTAAAAAACAAGATCATTTCTTTGGTAGTATTTCTGCCATATTTGATTATTTGAGTGAAGATGATATTGGGATGGCAAAATCCACCCTTATTCATTCTTTAAGCTCCGACACAATATGTACGGGGAGAGCGATAATAAAGAGACGGGAGATACTAAGGTGTAAACATAAGTAGAACTTCATGCGGTTAATAATTTAGGTTTTCACCCCCTGCCGTTCGTGAGAATATGCAGGGTGTTTAGGGGCGAAAGGTAGTAGATGTATATTAGATTGGTTCGATTCCGATCCGCCCCACATTGATATTGAAATTATGGATTTTGGATATGATATTCCGGATTTTGAACCGGATGATTACGACAATTACAATTATGATTAAGAAAGACAGAGTAATAGGAATAGATCCCGATTGTGACAAATCAGGAGTTACAGAGCTTCATGTTAAGTCAAGGTGTTTAAACGTGACTAATCTTTCATTCCCTATCCTTGTTGACTACTTAAAGTATATAAAAGAGGATTTTGTTGATCGTCAAAAAGAATCTATCATAGTCGTTGTCGAAGCCGGCTGGATGAATGAAAGCAACTGGCACGCTACACGCTCCACTCCGGCTGCTGCAGCTAAAATAGGTCAGAATACTGGTCGAAACCATGAGGTCGCTCGCAAAATAGCTGAAATGGCAAGGCATATAGGACTGGAAGTTGACGAAATTAGACCTCTTAGAAAATGCTGGAAGGGTAAAGACGGGAAGATAACTCAAGAAGAACTATCAAAGATCGTTGGGGGATTGGATAAGAGGTTAAATCAGGATGCCAGGGATTCCTGCATCCTATCATGGGTTTATGCAGGATTACCAATAAAATTATAATATGGCTAAGAAAGAAATTACTCATGTAAGGTGTAGTGATTGCATACACTCTAAGCCGTTCTCCGAACTGGTCATTACCTGCAAAGAGAAGAATGTAAACTTGGTAGGAAACGCAATTAGGATATGCTTATTGTTCAAAAAGAAATAGCAAGAAGAAAATATGAAAAGTTATCAATATGAAGAAATTGTCTTTTGGCTATCATTCATAGCCTACCAGATTAGCTACATAGCCGGTTTCGATATTTGGGTACAAAATCTATTGCTTATCAATGCTCTTGTAAATATGTGCTGCGCTATTTATTACGCTTATAAGCATAGGAAAGACGATGACATAAAAGATTAGTTTTCATTATACAATAGAATGTCTAATTTTTAAAATCTACATTAATATGGATATAAAGAAGATGTCAAATATCGATCTCAAATATGGTATAGACCGTTGCAATGCAAGGCTTTCCGGTATTATGCCAATGGGATATATGAATAAGGATAGGTGCATAAAGGCACTTGAAGAATATAGAAAAGAATTGTTGAACAGAGGAATAATATATTGATCATGGAAGAGGGATATATCCCAATTAGCAGAAAGCTATTTGAGCATCCTTTTTGGAGCGAAAAGCGAGAATTCAGTTATGCCGAAGCGTGGATCGACATTTTGAGACTAGTACGGTTTGAGGCGAATTCGACCAAGATGCTGATTGGGGGCAAAGCAGTAGAAATCCATAGAGGGGAATACCCCGCATCATTGAGGCGATTAGCCGACTTGTGGGGATGGTCAAAAAACAAAGTTGACAAGTTCCTGGATCTGCTAATATCCGAAGGCATGATAACAAAAAGGACAGCCGAAGGGACAAAACAAACGATTATAACAGTCTGTAATTTTGATAAATACAATATCATTCCCAAAAATCAGGGACAACTCGCGGGACAAAACCGGGACAACGTCGGGACAACGTCGGGACAACGTCGGGACAAATCTAATAAAGATAATAATATTAATAATATAAATAATAATATCCCCCCTACCCCCCAAGATGGGGACGTTGCATCTGGCAAAACTTGGAGAGATGATTTTGATATTTACCTCTCGGAAGTAACAGAAGCATTTGAAAAAATATCTTCCGACAAAGAGTTTATAAAAAACAGACAAAAATATCATCCAGAGTTGGACATCGTATTGTCCCTAAAAAAAGCATTTGAAGACTATTGGAGCCAAGAAGCCGGTTGGAAAAGAAAAAAGATCAGCAAGACCAAAAACATTGATTGGGTTAGCACATTCAAAAAGGCCTTAGACCAACCGCAAAATAAAGTCTATAAACAAAGAAATGTCAATCCGGAGCCGGAGCAGCTTACGCCGCTACAGGAAAGGTTTAGAAAATTCTTGGAGGACAATGGCCCTTTGTTGTTGAAAATGCCTTCACAGCCCACAGATCAAGAAGTTGAATCTCTTGCGAAGATGAATAAGAGTATGCTGACAGATATAGTGAGAAAAATAAACAACGACAGCTATATTACTCGCTATAAAAACAGTGTATACCAAACAATCATGGAAATTAAAAAGAAAGAGTATGGATAACAGAGTTATGCCGCATGACACAGATGCTGAAAAAGTAGTTTTGGGAACAATTATGTCCGATCGCAATGCACTGAACGAGGTGAGAGAAATATTGTCTCCTAATTGTTTCTATGATAACTTAAACTATCAAGTCTACAAAGCCATTATCGCAATAGACTCCAGAGGAGAAAGTCCAGACTTGATCACTGTCACAAACGAAATGAGAAAAAAGAACGAATCCGTCGATTTGTTTGCTATCAGTCAGATTTCGAGTTATCACACAAACGACATTTACCAACATGCAGCATTATTGCACGATAAAGAGAAAAGGCGCAGATTTATAGAAATCGGCATGACCATGCAGAATAAAGCCTTCAGCGAATCGGAAGATATCGTCGATATCATGTCAGAAGCGGAAGAATCCCTTAAATCCGTGTTCCAATCATCAAAAAGCAATATGTCTACAATTGATGATGCTGTACGTGAAGTGACAAAACAAATGGAGCTTAATTCATCCGGTGATAAAAAACTGACTGGAACCCCCACCGGATTCTCAAAAATTGACAGGAGAAGTGGAGGATTACAAAAATCAGACTTGATTATCATTGCAGCCGATACATCTTCCGGCAAAACGAGTTTATCTATAGCATTTGCTCTTTCTTCGGCTTGTTATGGGAACGGAGTGGCATTTTACTCTATGGAAATGAAGAAAGAGCAAATCGCCGCTAGGATGATCTCAATCGAATCAGGAATACCCGCAAATGAGATCATGTATTCACGCCTTTCACCGGAGCAATTCGACAGGATAGACAGAGGCATTGGAAAACTTGCCGGAAAACCTGTTTTTTTTGACGATAGAAGCACTTCTAACATTGATACGATACTTGCATCTATTAGAACAATGAAGCTGAAATACGGCATCACAGGGGCTATTGTGGATTACTTGCAAATTCTAACAGTAAACATGAAAGGGAGCAATAAGGAGCAAATGATGGGAGAAGCAGCAAGACGATTGAAAAATTTAGCAAAAGAACTGGATATTTGGATAATTGCTTTATCACAACTAAACAGGGATTCTATCAACCCTATCCCTTCTCTTGCCCGTCTTCGCGATTCCGGGCAGATCGGGGAAGCTGCGGATGTTGTCATTTTGATTTATAGGCCGGAATTATATGGCAAATTTTACCCTGAACCATTTCAAAATGCAGAAACGAAAGGAACCGCAATGATCGATATAGCGAAAGGCAGAAATATTGGCCTTGAGAAATTTATTGTTCAATTCAGCCCTAAAACAACTCATTTTTATGAAATGGATCAATCTTATAGACTTGTAGAAGAAAATGACGCTCCTTTTTAAGCGACCAATATCATGAAAATAAACGTATTCAACACCCAATGCCGTATCGGTAGCAAAGTCCGATACAAGGGTAAAATCAGAGAAGTGTATGACATCAATCGAATCACTCACGAACTGTGTTTATCAAGAAGTGCTAAATGGATAAGATGCACAGAAGTAGAATTATTAACTCATAGATATGAAACAATATAACAGTTGGGACGAAATAGACAAGGACACCGGCGGTCTTGTTACGAGTCTGACATATATCGTCCTATTCGTCAATGACCAAGTGTATAATTTCGAAATGCAGCTTTCCGATCACATCAAGGGATGCGGACTTTATCGCCAAAAGGTCAAAATGCTGGTCAACAGCATGGACCGCCAAATGGCCGCATACAATAGGCAAATATGCAGAACCGCAGGTGTAAACGCGGAAGCCATGGCCCTCATTACGCAGAGCATGGAGGATGATATCAAGCCTCATATAGATCGCTATGGATTTACCGTCAGCCAGGCATTGCATAATGCCGGATGCCATGAAGATTTGAATAAAGCCCTTTCCATTTGCTCTACGGTGGACATGTTATGCCAGACATCCCAAATTACCATCCGGGATTTCTTTACCGCCATAAGCAAATATGCCCCACTGGCTTACAATCCCCTTCAGTATCTCACCATGGATAAGATGCTGCACTTTGCAAGAGAGCTTACAGAGGTACTTACCCCCAAAGAGATACATGTGAATTTGAATGAGTTGCCAGAAATTGCAAACGCTTTTCAGGCCATAGCAAACAATATGCTTAGGGCGGAAGTATTTGAAAAAGCGTTTGAATCATGCGAAAAATGACAAAAAAGATGAAATATGAAAGATTGGATAGAAGAAGAAATAAAGCGCCTCGAAAAGGAGCGCGACAGGAATTTGGCAATACACTGTGACTATGTGGCTGCTAAGTATCAAAGGATGATTGATAAGATTAAGATCAAGAAAGAAGATAATAATTAAAAAATCATGAAACTATCAAAAGAAGAAGACAAAGTTGTTTGCAAGTTCTTGAAGAATATTGCAGACGAAGGTGGAGAACAGTTATTAAAGCTGACTCAGTTCATGTTACTCCGATGGTCAGAAGAAGGCATTCGGATAAATGCCGGCGAAATTGCTTTAGCCCAGGTGATCAACCATGAAGGAGAACAATACAGTACCCGTATGGTTATTCAGTACTCAAAAGTTGGCGAGAAGACTTTGGAAGAGCGGGCTTATGAGATAGCAGACCGAATGATTTCTTCAGGATCAGATAATTGTGATATCCGAGAGGAGTTGAAGAAAGCCATATTAGCAGGATACAATTTGTATCATGAGGATTTCGATGATGAATGACCTAAAAACATTCAGATATTGGCTTAGGATAAAAGGGTTCCATCCTAAGCAGTTCGGAACCGGCACAAAGTGGAATCCGATTAAGTTAACAACTAAAATAACATAAAGAGATATGAGCAAATACAGAACAGAAGCCGGAATAGAATGCACGGAAGAAGAATGCAAGCTAATTGATTCATTTAAGAGGCTTGCCAAAAAATGGAAGAAAGATGGAAAACGATTATGGATATATTCAGCAAGCGGAACATTACATGTAATGATGCATGGAGATACAAACTATAATCCTACACCGGAATTTACGCAATATGGAGGCAGTAACATTGAAAATAGTGTAACTATTATTGATGGCATATTAAATGATGGTGGAGATTGGTAATAATATAAAAAAAGATGAAAGTTGAAAAGTTACTGATAGGACGACTATATAAATGTACCTATCCTAACAGGGAAGGTGAATATGTATATGTCGGTGAGCATCTGATTGGGTATTGTTTCAATGGATGTGGAGGAAATCGAAACATAGCCATGAGTGAAAGAATGGTTGAAAAGTACATCCATGAGACGGATTAGGCTCATTTCACGAAAGAATTTAACAAAAGGAATAATATGGAAAGAGAAGATATTGAAAGAGCAGCAGACATATACGCAAATGAAAATCGTAATCGTGGAAATAATGTTAAACCATATTCTGTAGTGGATTTTATTTCTGGTGCAGAATGGCGCATCAACAGCGTGTGGCATGATGCAAGAACAGATGTCCCTGAAGTATATTTCCCAGTACTTGTGGAAGATGACTTGGAGGATTTTGAAGTTAGTATGCTAGCATTAGTAGAAGAATGTCCCAAAAATTGGAGGCGTTGGGCATACATCGATGATTTATGCCTAATGAGGAGGACTGAATTATGAAAAGGTTGATTGACGCAATTATAAAGAACTGAATATGGCAAAAATATATGTAGCAAGTAGTTGGAGAAACTTATTCCAGCAGGATGTAGTGAAGTTTCTTAGGGATGCAGGACATGAGGTTTATGACTTCAAGAATCCTCCTCATGGAAATGGTGGTTTCCGGTGGTCTGATATAGATCCAAATTGGGAACAGTGGACTACGGAACAATACAGAGAGGCTCTTAATCATCCGATTGCACAAAGAGGCTTCGATTCTGATTTCAACGGTATGCAGTGGGCGGACGTTTGCGTTATGGTACTCCCTTGCGGTCGGTCGGCTAACACAGAAGCCGGATGGATGAAGGGAGCTGGTAAAAGAGTGATGGTTTATTCTCCTAAGGAGCAAGAACCGGAACTAATGTATAAGATATACGACTTTGTGAGTGACAGCATGTTCCGAATCAATGATGAAATAAATCGAATCTAAAAAAACATGAAGGAAACGCATACTATAAAGACGAACCTAAAAGGTTTGAAGAAGTGGGCTTGGCGTAAAAACTTAACAGGCTTTTTCTCCGTAAAAGGGAAAGAGCTTTCTGACGCGCAAGTAAGAAAGATGGTTGACTGGGCTATCGCTAAAGGATATGAGTACGATGCCGACATCCCGGTAGATGAAGTGATTGAATTGCTAAATATAAAAAGCTGAGCCGGAATAGCTCAAATCACGAAAGATATTAATTTAACAAAAGAAAAAAATGGAAAGAGATGATATTGAAAAAGCAGCAACCCAACATGCTAATATGATAGGTTGGGATCATGATCCGGAGGAAACAAGAGGACTGTTTGCCTATTCATTCGAGAAAGGTGCAGAATGGCGCATCAACTCGGTGTGGCACAAACCATGTGACATAGCTGAACCGGGAAAGGATTGTTTGGTTGAACACATGGATGGAGACGGAAATGTCTGCATTTGTATTGATTGGCGTTCTGAATATGAATGGGTAAAAGCTTGCCATTACGACAAGATTTTGCGTTGGGCATACATCGATGATTTATTACCTAATTAGGAGGACTGATAATGGCTAAATATAGATACGGACTATATGAAAACTTCTTCGGTGATCAGTGGTATCAAGTGCAGGTTAAACGATTGGGCATTTGGTGGGACGATGAATCATTTTCTACGGAAAAAGGTATGATGAAATACGTCGAACAATTAAGAAAGCAAGGACATATTTTAATAGAAGCTTAATTATGCGTGAAATAAAATTCAGAGGGAAAAGCACTACTTACAAAAAGTGGAAATACGGTACTCCTGTAAATTTAGAACAAGGTACAATAATCATAGAAGAAAGAGGTGTATTTAATGACGGTTCTGCATCACCATTCTTTTCAAAATGGGATTTTGTTATGTCTGACTCTATCGGTCAGTACACAGGCTTAAAAGACAAAAATGAAAAGGAGATTTACGAAGGAGACTTGATAAAAGCACCAAGCGGACGTATTTATTCCGTTATATTCTCAACATGGAAGCATGAAGAGAAAAGAAATTTTCCAAAAGTAATTGACTTATACGAACATACAGGATGGTGCATATCCTTAGATGGAGTTAATCCGTGCGATTTATTAGATTCAGAGATATGCAAAGGGTGTATTACTGGGAATGTTTTTGATAATCCTGAATTTCTGAAAGGATAACTTGTAACTTCTCAAAAAAAAATATCGGACACTTTATGCAGAAGAGGCTAAACTAATGCCTGAACAAGTCCTGACTTGGCTATTACAGTACATCTGCTTGATAGTCTACTTGCCGATATAGCCTCATAGTAGGCACATCAGCCTCCTTAGCCGGCAGACTTTCTCGTTGAAGTTGACCGGCTCGAAGTCAAGGGAGTCAACCAGGCGGTCAATCTCGCGTCTGGCTGACTCCCTTTTTAATTTTCTTATTTCTTTTTTATTCGCTTTACGCATAGCTTTTCCCGTTTATGTTTGCGGCAGTCGCATATAAACAACTGCACATCCTCGTACAACATCCTACCTAAATAACCGGCCAAATACGCTACTTCTTCACCTCCTATAGGCATTTTAAATGCCGTAGCTATATGATCCTCCAAATGGCGGCATTCGTGCTTTAGGGAGTTTAAAAACTCTTCCGGTGAAGAAGTCTTGCTTATGACCATTACAGATTTCCGTAGCTTGTAATTGGAGTACGTGACACCGGTATCAAGTTTGCATGACACCAAATTATTGTAAGCCTCTCTTGCCTTGTCTTTCGGACAATCTATTGATTTCAACAAACCTATGACCTCTTCCGTATAATAGCAGGTGACACGATAAAATATATGCACCTGCCAATCGTACTTCTTTATGTATAGGTCTCTTCTTATCATATTTACATCATTTCATCCCAAATAATAGGCGTTCCAGAACCGATGCAATCAGCGTAGAAACGAGTAAATACAATACCATCGTAAGCGTCCGGATCGTCGCAAACGTTCTTCACGTATAAAGCAGCATATTGGTCGTGAGGAACGGAGGAACCAAGAAAATCAGCCTTGCACATATTGGCTACATACACATAGTCATAGCCGCCTTTCTTCTTTACATCGACGTTATATTTTTTAAGCATTTCGTCGATCTGCTCTTTTGTCCAGGGCTGTACCTTTATTTTCTTGCCAGTTCCATCTTCTTTTTCCATCATGGAAATAGCCCAATCACACATAGCCTTAGAAAAATGCCAGCCATATGCGCTTAAATAAGCTTTCATCCCCGAAGGAAAATCATCGTACATATCTAACCTCATATCTTTACTTTTTTAAGAAGGGGCACAATGTCCCCTTCTGATTTAACGTCTGCGTCTGCGGTATTCCCCGGCATACCGTCCGGTTCCTCTCACGCCGCGCCTTTCACCGAAACCTTCTCCACCTCGTCTCCACATATCGCGGAATTCATCGTCGTCGTCATCGTCATCGTCTCGGAATCCCATACCGCCTTCCATTGCTTTTCTCTTGCCTTCCTTGCAACCAAGTTTATAGGCTTCTTCTATCGCTTCCATCAAGTCTTCGTCTTCATAAGCATCGAACTCTCTTAAAAGCTCTTCTAGTTTTCTATTTGATCCCATAATTATTACTTTTTAGTTGTTTCCTTAACTCCAAGCTGTTGCATCAATTGCTTGTTTAGCTCCATAAGTTCAGACATGTTCTTGCTCATATCAGACATCTGGGCCTTAAGGGTGTTGATTTCCTGTTCTTGACGTTGCTTTTCTGCAAATTCAGGATTGATCATTGTCAACATCTCATCGCAGGATGCTATCACGCTGAGGTCATAGTCTCGACTGTTAACCCTATCCAATCTTTTTTGTTTTATCATGGATATTTCATTGTTCATAGCATCGCGGGAACATGAGACAACAAGATTCCCGTTTTGCCCAAAGTCGGCTATATCACTACCGGAGGGAAGATTCTGAAACGTAGTGTTCTGACCATTAATATTAGCCACGACATCTACGACCATCTCCATCTGAGGTATCTGCCCCATAGGAGCGGGCATAGGATATTTAGGCTTGGGTGCAGAAACGCTTACCACAGAACCAATCTCTATGAAATGTTTGGCTTCCTTATGAAGAATATACAACTGATTATTTACTCGAAGATTCTGAAACATGATTGTTTGATTTTAAAGGAGTGTGGTTATTGCAATTTTTACAACAACCACAGAACTCCATGTTAATTACTACTTGCTTCGCAAAGAAGCCGTTTCTGCTGTAGGAGCCGGAGTCGTTGTCGGTCTATATCCACCATTAACAAGATACAATTCGTTGGTATACTTGTTGTAGTGTATCTCATAGATTCCGGTTCCCGCCAAGTTTGCAACAGTCACAGGCTCATTGTTATAAGCCAGTAACGGACGAGTATCACCGTTTGTCCCAATCAAGATAGGAAGAGTTGCTGTTGTTCCAGCCGGGATAGCTTGACGGAGATTGACATAGAAACCGCCTACATAATCCCGGTTACGAAACGCATGGTTCGGAAGCTCTAATGTCACGTTCTCCGTCCCTACCGTCACAGCCACCGTTGGCAAGGTGTTAAAGTTTGCCCTGCCAAGTGAAGGGAACGGAAAAGGAAATCCTGTAAAAAAGTTAGGCCACATAATTACCTCCTTTCTTACCCGGATCAACCCCAGTAGTTATTGCAACCACATCCGTAACCGCCGCGAGCATAAGCCGCATCACCTGCATAGGCACCGAAAGCGGCTGCACGATAGGTTTCCGGGTTATACACCTGCAACTGTGGATAAGGAACGGATACCGTTGGAGGCATCTTGCACTTGATACCGTCTACATCACTTTGCAATGCCTGCAAGCCGGCTACCAACGGCGCGATCTGCTGACCGAAGTTGCTCAAGATTGTCGCATTCTGATTACGCTGAGAGATTTCCCCCTCCAAAACTGCAATTCTTGCATCCCTTGCAGCAAGGGCTTCCTGCTGACGGCGTGCCTCTGCGGCATCCATCTTGGCTACAATAGCCTGGAATCCTTCACGGTAAGCGTCCGACAAAGAACGAGTATTCCCTTCCATTGTACGTGTAAGCGTATTCATGTTTTCGCAACTTGCTAAGCGACTTTCATACCCCTGCCGTTCAATCGCAGTCTGTGTTTTGCAGCAACAATCGGCTAATTGAGCAAGGATAGATTGATTGCCCTGCATAATTGCAGTAATGATACTGTTGGTATTCTGCCCCATCTGATTGCCTAGACCGCATATAGCCTGAGATACAGAGTTAATACCAGCAAGGATTTGGTCTGAAGATAAATTCAACGCCTGGGCAAGTGATGCGATGTCCACACCGTTGCGATTAAGCATTTGCATAATCATGTCTCTTCCTTCATTGGCACCCTGATTGTTGTTTCCGCCTCCAAAACCGAAGTTGCCGTTGCCAAAGATGGCTGCAATCACAATCAACGCAATAATGTCCTGAAAACCGCCGTTGTTCCCGAAGAAACCACCGTTACCGCCTCCACCGTTCATTAATCCCATGAGGTAACCTGTGTCAATACCTCTGTTCTGCAAAGACGGAAGGATTGATGCAAGTAAGCCGTTACTCGTTCCACCTGCCCCGTCTTGATTAAATACATAAGTTTTTTCCATTGTATTTTAAATCTTAGTTACGGTCAATATCAACCGCATCGCAAATGTCGCAAAACAGTAATTGTATTGAATGGTAGAATGTTGTAGGCTTGTTGTAAAGTTGTTGTTAAACTGTCTGATTTTTTTACTTGTTCCATTATCTTTTCAGTATTAGCCTCCTAGAAAAACTATGCAATGTTTCTTCATAACAAATATGTTATCTTAATTTACAAACTCCTTAATGGCATACCAAGCGACTCACGTATATTCCTAACTATAACCTTTAGCAAATAATTTCTGCGTATTCTGTCAGGGTAGATATTTTTCAACTTGTTGATCGATTGCTGCGTAAATCCGGTAAATGACGATATTTGAGATTCACTGAATTTATATTCAGATAGTATAACAACCATGATACCGCGTGAATCAACAATATCACTTCGTTTACACTTTGACAGTATCAGGTCTTCTGATACTTCTGTCTCTAAAGATACAATTCTTAATATTTTGGCAAAGATTTCAGATTTACACATAATGTTTGAATTTTAGTTATATCTTTGCCTTCGCTACATAAAACTTATCGCACATAATGCAACAAAAGCATAGACATTCATGTTGAAGATATTAAGTCCCCAACGTGCGAGTGTCTATGCTTGTGTATCAGTTTTATGTAGCAGTTAAACGTGATACGTTGGGGGCTTTTATTTTACTTCCCAGCCCCATAGGAAGAGACTATGAACAAAAGTCTACTGCTTCAGTTTGTAAACCATCCGGCCAACAACGATCAGTATTATGACAATGACAGCCGCCATCGCCCAGCCGCCTACTTCTATCTTCATCCGTTGCCAGACTGTCAGCCTCTTTTCGATTTCAACCGGGTATGGTACTCGGATAGTATCTGTTCGGTTTATATATAGCGTGTCTACCCTGTCCTTGTACTTATAGATGTACCTGTACCGATATTCGGCAACGGTATCGCCTCTTTGAATTACAGAGACCGAATCATGTATAAGCACGCTATCGATCCGGGCCGAGTTAAAGAACACGCTATCAATTCTGACCGTTTCAACCGGGACATAACGGACTTGCGTACGGCAAGATGTAAGCATACAGATCAGTGCTATTATCAATAACCCGATCAAACCACCTAATAATTCGTCTTTGTCTCTTTCGTCCATCATAACAAGCTCCATCCGTCACTCACATCTGGCATATCAGCCTCTACCCCATTCTCCACACGGCTCATACCTGCCACAATACGGATCATCTGCTCACGGTCATTTACATTGATCGGATCGTCGGCCGGGATTCCGGCATAATCAGATACAGCCATAATGTAGGCTTCCGTATGGTTATTATCCTCCGGTGGGGCCCAACGGGTAATCAGCTTACGGATAGTGTCGAGCTTGTAATTTTTGAGGAAGTTAGATAATATTTTAAACATAGCCCGGTATCCGTAAGCCATTGTTGTAAATTGCTTAAACGACTTATCCTCACTGGGCCTTACTTCTCCTTGGAACAAGTCGTTATTAATCCGAATATTACCAGGATTGTTATTTCTAAGTCCTCTTGCTGTCATAATATATTACTCCATTATCTAAATTAAACTTGTCTAAAACTCACTGGGTGGCTCTCGATCTGGACATCCATGTTTATTACATTTCCGAAAATCAAGAGCACTATTCCTAATTATCAATTCCGTATTCTTTTCAGTTAGCTCACGGATACGCTGACGCAATTCTTCTATTTTTGCATACAAAGTATCTATTTTAGTATCCAGTTCACCCACTCTTTTTTCCTTTTTCTCGTATAATTCTTTCCATTCATCAGCATACTGAGTAATGTTATCCGCTTCTGCTTTTTTAGCTTCTGCGGCAGCCTTACGTTTTCGAGATTCATAAAACATGAATGCTCCAATTAACGGCAGGCCCGCTGCGCTGATAAATGATCCTATCAACTGGACTATTTCTTGCATTTCCATCATTTAAAGTAAAAATAATATGCCTAAATAAGTGGATAATAAGGCTGCTATCTCAATCCAGAACATCGGCTTGCTCTGGTAGAACTTATACCAAAATGTGCCCTCTTTTTCTTTGGCAATGCTTAATGCAGTATACCCTACATAGGCAAGCCATACTAACAACATTGGCCAGAGGTTCAATGCCACCCAAAGTTGCGATCCGGCAATACAGATGATTGCTCCAGCAGAATGTATCTTGCTCTCATAATCATCTTTGAAATTGGGAGCTGAACCAACAAAGAACATGCCAGCACAGGACAGAAATGCAATCCATTCCGTGTTTGGTTTACTTACCTCCAATATTGCAGGCATCAATAAACCGGCAGTCAGCCACATCGTTGCCATAAACCACAATTTATGCTCCAGATAGTAATAGGTAGCACTTATGGAATAAGGTACACCCTTAGTCTTTACACACACGGCAGCCGTGTAGGCCGTAATAACAAGCATTGAAATAATCGTCAAAATAGTTATCATACCAATCTTACATTTATGTTAATCAATTCTTTCAAATGGGCATATACCGGATTAATCGTACCGTAAAAGCAGTAATATTTCTTCCTTACACCGTCTTCCATTTCCGTGTAATACTTTTCCTGTTCAAGCGTCATGCCTGGCGCATAGAGTTTGGGATCGTATTCAGTGCCTTTGTGATTTTCGTCCATGCGCTCATAAAGAGCAGCCGTATCTACCGAAGGAGGATATATTTCGAGAACCGGATTTATCGGTTGCCGGACTTTCCATAACCAGTCATCGTTAATTACCCGGTTGCCGGTATCCAACTTCCCGTTAATAAATTCTTTCCATTCCGCATGCGCGTATTTGGCACTAATCGCTTCATCATCCGTCAGCGACATTACAGACACAGATTTACGGGTGATACGGGATAACTGCTTCTCTGAATCGTGCGTTTCCGTGTAGTTTACGGCTTCCTGTAATTCGGCTGTTGTTCTATGGATTACATCGGGATACCCCGTCACCTCAATCACTTCTACATCTTCCACTGTCTCGGCAGCTTCAATATCAGAGAGTAACTTTTCTGATAGACCTATACAGATATCATTATAGTCTGCCATCTCATTGAGAGCTTCCAATAACAGAGATGATTTATACGATTTCCCGTTTACTTCAACCGTATCTTTTCGGGCACACTGATCTTTTAGAGACAAACGGTCGTATGTATATACATCGTTGTCCTCTATGTAATAGTGCCGGTAGTCGGTGTTATAGACTTCCTGACGTTTTTGGGATTTTGCGGACTGAAGCAGTTTCTCTTGGTCAAACTGCATATTCCAGCACTCGAGCGGGCCGGCGTCCGGGTTTTCCTTATGGAAGGCGGCTTGCTCGTTGTCAAGCAGCAGGTATGCGCCCTGCTCGTAATCTTCGGGCGTCGTGCCTGTCAGATAGTTATTTGGGAGAGCCTCACTTACTTCCCAAAATCCTTGTTCTTTGTGTATATATATCATAATTCTTTAATTAATATGGTTTAGTGGGTGGTGTGAAGTTTGATGTCCAACGAGCGATATTGCTGATGCGGAGTTCATCAATATAACCATTGAAATCGTAATTATTATTGAAACGTGATCCGATATAGAGATTACCGGATGGAAATGTATATGTATATTTCGCTCTTGAAATTACTAACGCCCCATTCAAATAAATTTTAATCATTCCTGAGTGGCAAACAAATGCGATGTGATTCCAACCTGAAGGAATTGTAACTTCTTCTGATATACCATAATTTGTGAATTTGTAATGGTTCCCAGCTTCTATTCTGTTTGTCATAACTCTAAAAAACAGACCATTAGTCGTGCCATCATCAATACCGATATTAATATATTCGATCAATTTAAATCTAAAATCTATAGTAAAATCCGGACTATTTACCAATTCTTTAAACCACGAAGGCTCTGTATGTAAAAAGCTACCTTTATTTATAAGAATCGATTCACCAAATACACCAGAAGACAGGCTTGGACTACCGGATTCTAAAATGGTTCTGTTATAAATGGAGGAATCATTGAAATTTCCATCAAAATGCAACAACAGTAATGTATTTTTATCTCCCTTACGATGCCCTATCATCACTCTTTTCTTCATAACCCATCTCCTATCAATTAACAACTACAACATAATAGCCATTTAAGTACTGTACAGATATAGGAGTGAAATTGCCAGCCTTGCAGGTTACGGATGCCTCATTGCTTTTCCAGGTAGAAGTGCTTGGGAAGTTGATTGTAAAATCCGAACTGCCGGAATTGTACACGTTGATCATAAATTCAGCTCCTTCTTTTGGTGTAGATGCAAAGGATATAGCCGTCGCCGAAGACATAGTAGCAAGTATATTGTAATTGCCTACAGGTAAACTTACAAGGCTTGAAACTTTTGTTATGCTCGTCGGGACAATGGCATCATCCACCCTATTCTTGTCCTCCGCCGACATATACCCCGCTGTGGCGGAGGTGGCGGTAGGGGGAGTGAGGTATTCACCGTTGTCGGAGAGGTATTTTGTACCAGAGCCAGTAACTTTTAAACTTAAACTAGCATAATAATTTATATATTCCTTAATTGTTTTTATGATGCGAATAGCGACATATCCAATATTAAAGGCATTCACAGCATAGTCTATCTCTGGAACATCCAGAGTTGAGCCATCAATCGTTATTAGATATTCATCATCCTTTTCAGTAATACGCATATAGTATAAATCAGATCCTATCAATATTAAACATACTGCGTTATTCTTTGCATCAACTATCTTTTGATAATTTTCATCAGACATAGTGCCACCATTATCAGGAAATAAACTATTATAATCCAGGTACTGATTGCTCGCCACTATCTCCGACCACGCCCCATTGTTACGCCCGTAGGTTTTTCCGTCCTTTGGAGCTTCCTGCACATAGTTCGACAAGTCGACCTGCGTACTGCCAATATGCTCCGGCTTCCCGTCTATGAATATATACTCGTCGTAGATATCGTTTCCCGACCCGGATTTGGGGACAAGATAGATAACATTACTTTCCCCCGGTTCCGGGAGAGAGTCAACCTTCTGAAGCGTTACACTATTAACGGCTGATATCAAAGACTGGACTTCTTCCTTTGTGTATGTTTCAGACTTTAGATAGTAATTTGTTAAATCGTTTACCGCTTTTGTGATAAAACCGCTATTGTTGGTCAGATCACTTGTTTTGGTTGGTATGACCGGTTCGGCATATTCCATGAACGTACCGGATGAACTGTTGTCTGAATCCGGTACAAACAAATACTTCTTTCCTGAAATAAGCCCAGCAGCGTCAACAAGCACATTACCCGTCCCTGCTCCGGAGGGTCCCGTCTGACCACGGGGAATGAAGAAATTCAAAATGTACTTCGGGTTACCTTCGGGCGTCTCTCCATTCTCAACAACTTCAACTCTGGCTTCTTCCGAAGGATCAAGAGTTGTCGTTGTCCCCTGTTCAAAGACTGCCGGCTGACCGTCTTTGCCTTTAGGGGTAGTCAGGTTAAGAATGTATTTGGGATTGCCTTCTTCGTCTACTCCGTTCTTGGTAAAGCTGCCGGAAGGGGTTTCACCAGAGGTGGCGTTGACGGATTCTAAGATGGGAGTTTTACCACTATCCCCGGCATCGCCTTTGCTACCTTTAGGCAACGACATAGAAATCTCATATATCGGAGAGCCATCAACATCATTCTCTTTAAATGATATTTGTACGGTAGCAGGCTGTCCCGGTTCCAATGTAACAATCTCCCCGACTTCAAACTTGGGAGTTTTCCCGTCTGTACCCGGATCACCGGGGTTGCCTTTTGCCAGGACAAGATTGATATTGTATATCGGATTTCCCGAACCGTCCGCACCTCCAGGTGTCAATGTAACAGATGGAGAATCTCCTTCTGATACCGTACCAATTTTAAACTGCGGGGTTTTACCATCCACGCCTTGCAACGCTTTGATGGTTGCACGAACCGTTTTAAACGTGTTTCCCGACTGCTGAAAGGTCGGCAAAGACGAAATTCCCACAAGAGAATCAACCTCTTCGTACTGCCCCGGATCTTTCGCCGTAGACGCAATCAAATCCTCCACCGCTGCCGCAATCTTCTGCAAGTCTTCCGGCGTGATCGTTGTCCCGTCTGATAATATGATATCTCCTGCTGCCATAGGTGTTAATCTGTTACTGATTCATTAAATACTTGCGCGGAATCGTTTATTGCCTGTGAAATGATAGCAATCTGATCCAAAGGTTCGGTAATACCTGCTTTATCCAAAGAGATGTACATACGACCGTCTTTTTCAATCTTTACGGTTCCAATCCTTAAGTCATTTTTAAGGACATCGGCTCTAACCGACTCTACCGGCTTCCCGGTTTCCTGAACTATGGTGTAATTTAATTTTACACCTGAAACCTCTGCGTAACCGGATCGGTTTCTCGTGTCGTTGGTCAATTCCATACTATTCGCCTTTTAAAAGTTCAACAACTTGCCCATAAGCTCCAACCGTCAAAGCTTTTTCACAGACTCTTTTTATCAAGACTGAATCTTTGTCTTCAATCTCAATTGCTTCATTTGACGGGCTTATACGCACCATTAACTTGTATGCCTCATACTTTTCTTCAGCAGATAGGTTTTCACCGGAAGAAAAAAGTTGTGCACAAATAAGGTCTTTCAAAGATTGGATTTCGCCAGTCTTCGGATTTTCAACTTCTTTACCTTGATAGTTCTTAAAAGATACGTTAAAATTTACTTTCATTACAATTTGTTTTAATTTATTCAAATATTATAGATTTCTATTTCTTCCGAATAATAATATATATGCTTCTTTTGCATTTCTTGCAGAAAATTCATTGTCGGCTAAAGAATATGATTTTACAGTAAAACCCGAAGCAGACATATCCTTGATATAAAAATGCACAGGTTGATCTGAAGCTACATTTACAACAACGGGATATACAGCAGAACCCCCAGTAGCTGTTGTAAACACATAAGTACCTGTTTCTGTTTTTCTTATAGATGTTATAGAAGCTCCGTTCCCCCATCTATATGACATATAGGGGACACCATCAAGTCCAGTAAAATAATAAATAGCGAGCAGGCCAGGCATATTCCATGTTTCACCATCACGCTGATAAATAGAAATAGGTCCTGATCCTTTTATTGCCATACTACCTGTATTACCTATCACATATAGAGCAGTACTGCCAGAACCGTAAGCCTGAAACGATGCTGCTTGCCCTTTATCATTTCTTGCACTCACCATTGTGGCTCCGGCGCTTTCATTCAATCTCGCATATTGGTTGACGCTATAATTTATATCTATTCCAGCATGTCCATCTGTATTTGTCAATCGATAATCCCCGATAGAAAATGCACCTATCGTCCCCTTGTTTGCATAAATTTCATCAACATAAAGCAAATCACTTTGAATATATCCACCAGCTATTAAGGTCTGACCATTAATAATAACATTGGCAAGTTTATTTCCGCTTGTCGTTGCAGATCCCGTCAGTTTATTGTTAATCTCTGTTTGCAAAGCATTGGCTAAATCACCTTTGGTAATATCTGGTCCATCATTAAGAGCGAAATTCTTTAAAGCACTTGAACTAACCTTGTTTGCTATGGTTTGAGCTAAAGAATTTGACAAGTCGGAATCGGTGACATAATCCTCATAAGCCAAATTTCCCAAAGAAGATGAATTTGCCTTTCCATTGATTGTTGACTGCAAAGAATAGTCAAACATGGAAAATGTAACAGCCCCAACAAGATTGATTCTGTTCGCCTGAATCAAGATACCATCTGTCCCGACATTGATCGCATTGACGATAGCCTTTCCACTTTCCATTTCCTTCTTTGCAAACAAAGTAACACCATCCGCCTGCGTGATCCACCCGGCACTTTCTATCGTATTGTTGATATTATCCACCTTCGTAGATATACCGGACATCTGTTCTGCGGTAATCTGCAACTGACTGTCAAAGTGGACATAGATTTCTCCCGTCTCACTATCTACATAATCTTTTGTCGCCAACAGTTTGATGTATTCGTCTGTTTGGTCGATCTGTGTCTGCAACTTGACAATAGCATCCGCAATCTCATCAGAAAACAGCCCTACACCATAAATAAGTATCTCACCGGTGAACCTCAGTTCAAAATCACCTTTCCCGTTCCATTTCCCGACCTTAGACAGCTTTTGATAGCTGTCGCTTTCCGGTAGCTGTTCTTCATGATACAACTCGGTTCCCGGAATACCGAAACCGCAAGAACCGGGACGGAGCACCTTATAGAACAAAGAGAAAGAATACGTCTTTTCTTCTTCTTCCGTGTGATCCGGGATATTCATTATAGCATTCTGCTGAAGGATATACGTGTTCCTTATTCGCAGAACGTTTTGACCGTTGTCATTATAAATATCGGCAACTTGATCCTTTTCTACATAGAAGCTACCGTCCAGCCAAAGATATTCTCCACCTACGTTGATAAAGTGAACGTTATTTGCAGCTGTCCAATAGTTTGTATTCTGGCTGAAAGAAGAGTTTACAAGGATGTTACCACCTTCTGCGGATATGTCGTTACGGATGCTATCAATAAGGCTTTCAAACTTGCCGTTCATGGCAATAAAGGTCTGCTCAATGGTATCTCCGTTTTGAAGAATGAATGTCGAGTTTTCAACGTATATCCCGTTCAAATAAGCCCCATAACCAGACAACTGATCGCCTCTCTGTGTCCTGATTCCTGTCAGGTGTCCAATACGGGCTTTCAACTTGCCTTCGGTGCTGACATCAGTAATACCATCGTACACATCGATAAATGGAGCACCGCTATCGGCCGTTGTCAGATATATCAATCCCTGCCGGTCCGCATCTTCATTGTTACCCCAACGAAGGGCAAAATCTCCGGCTTCCGGTTGTCCTGTCCCTTCTATCAGAGGAATAGCTATATCAAAATAGTCACTGTCTACACCGATACAACGTCCGAAAAGATACTTGATACTGGTCGTTCCCGTCCGTGTCTGTATTCTGACACCGTCACCCTTACGCAGGTTCATAAGCATAAGACCATCCATATCGTCCATATAACAGCGATAACGGTCAGACATCACTTCTACTCTGGCTATTTTGTTGATATCAGAAACAATCTGGCTACCTCCTAAACCGTAAATCTGGGAATAAACAATCTCGTAAGCAGTGAATGTCTTTCGAATAAAGAGGTTGTCCATCTCCCCGGTGGCCGTCGGTGTGTCTATCTGCCATCCCCAACCGGTAAAACCGGATGCAAAAGTTGGCGATCCGGTATTGCCCCCCACATAGATATCACTCCGCACACGAAGCGAGTCCAATATGGCGGCGCCCGTACTCTGGATCTCCCAGCCTTTACCTTCCCAGCCATCTATGAAAATAGAAGAGCCGATTTCTCTTTCAAAATGAATACTGCCTTTAGCTGTATCATTAACATCCTTTCTCAGATATTTCTTATTAAGTTCCTCTGGTGAAGCCCCACCGCCAATAATAGATCCTCCTGTAGATGTTGAACCTTCATTCCTTACATTATCAATGGCATCCCAAATTTTATCAATCGTACTTGCTATAGGTTTATCGCTAAGAGAAATATCGTATGCTGGAATTGATTCACCCTCTCTTATGGATAAACTCTGAATGATAATGCTATAATCAGTACCAAAATCCACATCGTATAATGGGAGCTTCATTCCTTCACGAATCAAATCGTGTAGATTCCCATTTCTGGCCATGTATATCTCATCCACTCCAATATTATAGGTATAGAAAACATGGTCATGTTTCGCCAGACAAGATGTTGCGGCTTTTAATAACCTATCCTCTGCATATTCCACATACTTTTCCGGCATCTTGATATTAAGAATCACAAATCGATCACCAGCGGAAAGATTCTGCCCAGCATTGGGAACTTGAAAATCATCCCTTGTTGATTTATTAAGAGTTATATCATAATTGCCACTCTCTAACTGAACAACATCTACAATCTCAAACTCATAGCCAATAAGACTACCGCTTTTCATTGATATTGTAGCTGTTTCTGTTGTCAGGTAATCTTTGATATTGAAACCTATATTCTTGATTGCAATCTTAAAAGTGCCCTTTGTCTCTGTTTCTTTTGTTATCTGCTCGGCAGCAACCAGTTCATCTATCCTTCCTATATCCGGCAACTCTACCCCCGCTATAGAGGGATAGATGTCTTCAAATACCATAGTGCACTCCCTAATCCCATAAGCCGAAATATTCTTTGATTCAATATAGTTTTTACCCGTTTCAAGATACCCCGGCAACATTAAATTCTTTTTACCGGAAAAATCAGAATCGCGTTTATTGTAATCATCCGGTATATTACGTTCTCCTCCATAAGCGTACAACCGGGTTACTACTACCTCATCAGCATTAACATCCCTTTCTATTTGGTACAACCCGTTATTCTTGCCGTAATAAAAGGTGTGATCCAAAGACTCTTCTGGATAGCCGATTTTTACATTTCTTTTGGATATAAAGAAATTTAGGCCAAACTTCTTGTTTATCATTACAAGAGCATTCCAGCAAGACACATTATCTATTTCTATCTCTGCGTCCTCCGTTTCAACACCGTCATAAACTTCTATTTCCCATCCTGGATAATCTCGATTCATATTTGCTTGTATTCTTTCAGCAAGCGTTTTTGCGGTTCCGACAAAAGAAAAAAAAGGACTTGGCTGATAATGATAATCATTGCCGTACGGCACATAGTCCAACAACTGGCAATTCTGTAATTCGATATCTATAGTCCTAAATATCAAATCATATTTGAAAGCATTTAAGGCACTACCAAAAGATGCGCTTTTTGTCTGAGACGGATCATAATCCAAATAGAACTCTTCTCCCCTATAAGTAATATGATCACCAATGGCAAAGTTTATAACAGAAGGAGATTCGAAGGAACAGGTTACAGTCCTTTCCCCCATAAATGAACCATTGTACTCTAATTCTTTGATTGTACAACGCTCTATTTCGCCCGTTTTGTCATAAATAATCCACCCCATATCACCTTATGATAAATTGTTCTCTCGGTTTGGTTACTCTAAATTTCATTTTAAATACAGCAACATCTCCCAAACTACTATCGCTTGTGAAATCAAAATCGCTAAAACCCTTGAAATAAGCCCCTTTACATCCGGTATTTGAATATGGAGAAAAGATATTAAGCTCTAACCCTTCTGTTGTCATATATCTAAATACGGCAGCCTGTTTAGTCGGAAATGTCCCTTGAGCTCCTTTATACACCATAGATATCTCTGTGTCGTAGGCTTGTAATCTTACAACATCAGGGAAATAAACATCCTCGCCATCTTCATCTATCCAATCGCGAGATGGCAACTCTTTTGTTTCAAGAGGTAAGAATAATGGCACACTGGTTGTTTTAATACCAAAGTCTGCATACAGATCTTTTGTTTCGGATCCATTTGCTTTCTGGAATATTAGCGTATCTCTGTCTGTTGCCATAATATTAAAAAAGAGAGCCTACGATGCAATGGCGTCAACCATTATACCATAGGCTCTCTTTGAAGCTCTTGTTTATTACAAAAGCAAATATAGATACAATCTATTAAATATACAAATATTATAGATTCAATTTATAATACATAATAACAACCCAGATAGCGGTATTGCTATCTGGGACATCCAAACGTGATACGTTGGGTACGAAGCCCCAACATGCGGGTCTATGTTATTTATGTAGCAATATTATCTTCTTCCGTCAATTTGTTACCGGCAATAAACAGCATCACAAGTCCAATTATGTTACCTAAGAAATATTTGCTTTCCGATCCTGCCAGAAGAACCCCGGCCACTAACAGGAATACTAAAGTCAATACTTTCCCGTGCTATTATTTCAGTCTCGTTATCTAATCCGACATATTGGTTGTCATTTTTAACACCTGTAAGTCCGAACGGGGTTTTATGTTCATTCCAGCATCGTATATTTAAATCATTGGCCAATTCCACAATATGTAAAAGTGAATCTATTGTAAGTCTGTTTCTCTTAAAATCGAACTCCTCTGTTTTGAGTATATCCTGAATTAAACTCAGCAGACAGGATGGTAAACAGAATATGCCGGCATCATCTAAAATATTTTTGCCGAACTCTGCTAATACACTTACTTGATCTGCAGTAAGACCTTCGAACTTTGTTGCTAAATCTTTAAATTCCATGATTTTGTAATTATTTTTTTGGTTTATTAATTGGTATAATATTGGCTGTCCTGCATTATAAAGGACTGCTGAATAGGTATGTATGTAAGGTTTATTCTATAGCTGCTATTTTCCCGTCAGATGGATTTCCGCCAAACAGATGGTTGATGTAAGCCAGCCCTTTTTGTGTGACAAGAATTTTTGTGACAACAAAACCCGGATGGCTGTTACGCTCAATGAATTTTTCCTTCATCTCAAAATACCCGGCATTGACAAACCGTTGCTTCGGCTCGTTCCGGTTAGAGAAGAATACGCCTACCTGCCTTAGCTTTTGGAATAGTGTGTTGCGTCCAAACCCCAGCTTGAGGATTTTAGCAGCCATTCCGATATCGACTTTGTCGTCGGTGATGAAGGCGGCATCTGCGAAGTCGGCTTTCGGTTGGAGCTTGGTAATCTTTTCGTCTTTCTGTTCAATTACTTTTTGCTGTTCTTCAATTTGCTTGGCTTGGTCCGCTGCGAGTTGTAATGCTTCGGAGAATGTTTGTGGAACTTTTTGTTTACCAGATTCCAATATTTCTAATCTGTCAATGATTTTTTCACGCAAAACAACATCATAACCAGAGGCGAGAATAAGACACCCTTTTGGGGAGAGATTGAAAAGAGGTCTTTCTTGACCGTTAGCGTCTGTGTATGACCCCAATCCAAAATTGGATTCGGACGCACCTTGCGATAAAAGATTACGAATATCACGCATAACATGAGCGTGCTGCTTACCTGTGACCTCTGCAACTTCAAGGGAGGTCATGCCTTTTTGATTTGGAATTAAATTTCCCATACTTACTATTGTTTGGCATTATAGACAGAAAAACGGCTGTCATTTCCCGTGTCGCCAAACAATAGTAAGATTTTCTCCGAAGAGGAAATATTACGCAGGAAAGACAGCCGTATATTTTTTTTACAAGCAATTAGGCATAAAAAATGCCCAACGAATATCGTGAGCAGTAACCGCGCTCTACGGAGAAAGAATACTTTACTATTGTTTGGCACCGCAAAGGTGGTGCATTTTATCGAAACGACCAAACAAATTCCGAAATATTTCATTTATGTTGTAAAGCATAAATTTTACCCCCCCCCAAAAATTTGCATATATTAACAAACGGTCTTATATTTGCGGCAAATTACTAATCATTAAAAACGTTTTTAAAATGAAGAAGCTCTTATTTATTATGGCAATGATGTTGCCTATTTGGGTTTCAATAAGTTGCTCAGAAGAAAATAAAGAAAAAGCTTTTATTGAAAAGCATTTAGGTGATATTGGAAATGGTAAATATGCGTTTGACATTGAGTGTTATAATCTTACTAAAGTATTTAGTTGGAACCATTCTAAAATGGGTGGCTTTTTTGGTCTTCGTGAAGATAATCTTCCATTTAGTAGTTATTTAATCGATTACCGAATGAAAGAAAAAGATAATGAATATATAGATGAAATGAAGGATTTGTTTATCATTGATTGGTTTAATACCAACTTCCTTTTTGATGAGTATGAATTTGTTAGCCAAAAGCATTTGTTTGATATAGATATTGTGTCAAGAGTAAGAAAGGATTCTCTTAAGGAACATGGGTGGACTATTGATGTTTTGATGACAAAAGATGATAAAATGAAAGAATACGAAGACCATTATATAATAGTAAAAAAAGAAAAAATTCCCGTTACTGAATATACTTATAAATTAGATAATAGTAAACTATCTAAAATTTGTATAGTCAAACATCCAGAAGATGGCTACAAAATAGTTATGCTAACAATAGATGGTGAATCTATAATAAAAAGATAGTACGATGACTCTCGAATCGGAACTAAAGAAAATATACCTTACCAAAGGTAAGAAACTATAAAAGCAAGCAAAGCTATAATTACGCTTATCGCTTTCCAAGGAATCGGATTACGCAAGTTTGGATTTTCTATTAAATACAGTCTACCATAAACAGATACCTTGGCAGTCCAAACCGTATTGCCCCCTCTTACAAAAGAGGCATCTACAAGCCCCTTTCTCTTTAGAGAGTGAACACAAGTGTTGAACACATGCAACGGGTACATGGATGGGCAATTAGCTCCACATGATTTCACAATCCTTAGCACCTCTTTCTCTTGCTTTGACAACTTGATCCGTTCCATAGACTTTTCGTTTCCTGCAAATTTACGAATATATTTCCTTTGATTTCTATAACTTTATATACGAAAAGGAATGTGTCGCAAATTTCTACACAATCCTTTTGTCATGCCTAACAGGAACCCCAGAAATTTTTGAAGCAGAAAAGAAAACAATGAAAAAATTATGTTATTCACTCTTTTTATGGCAATAAACATCGTTTGTTATTTTTTTTTGCCTTACATTTGCAAACGAGACTATCTTAACATAGTTAAACTTCTATTGAAGAGAAATATTATGAACCAAGCTGTACAAACAAATTCAAGTACAAAATTAACTAAAAGGAAAAGCGAACGTTTAGGCTGGAAAAGCCTTGCGGAGCGTGATAGGAGACCTTTGTCTGAAAGAATAGGAGAAGGGCGTAGGGTTTATGCAAATACCAAGAAAAGTACTTTTGTATTAGTTCCTTAGTTATGTTTGATAATATACGTCCTTACGAATTAAAAAGGATACAAATAGACCACTCTCCGAAAATAAATGAACTTTTCGAAGAGTGTTTTATTTATAAGTTCTTCACTGATGAACAAACTAAAGGTGGAAAGACGAGATATATTGCAAGGGCAGAAGTGTATGGTGAAAGTATTGCTGTAAAATTTTATCCTCAAAGTGCAGATGAAGAACATAGATATAGTGCAAGCACAAACCGCTTTACTTTTAAAGGGGTAATTAAAGTAATACTAACATGCGCAAAACTAATACCCGAAATGATGGAAATTTTCCCAAATGCATCTTTTGTTATAAAAGCATCGGAAGGTATAGATTTGCAAACCAACACAGAAGAACAAGAATCCAATAATCAACGATTCAGAATATACAAGTATGCACTGAACCAAGTGATTGGTAATGAAAATTTCCAACATTATGAATATCCGGATATTAGTGTCTATTTTCTTATAAATAAAAGGGATTGTGATGATTTAGAAGATAAGCACGAACGCATAAAGAAAGAGTTGATAGGGAAATTTAACTTGGTGGATTTGTAATAACCAACCAATCCTATGGTCAGAGGCTTTTTGTGCCATTCATTATTGAATCCTTATCGCTTTCCCGCTCTTTCCTTGTGTAATGACGCTCAACAAAGAAGTCTGTATGGCTATTGCGCTCTTTTGAATTTCAAGTGCTGCATCAGCATTGATCTTTGTATTATCGGCAATGGCATTTAGTTGTTGTAGTTGAGCTTGTGCCGTAATGCTCATCGTAGGTAACAGATTACCCGCTATATTCTCCAACAAACTACGCTTTACACTCACATCATGCCGGATAGCGTTCAAATAACTGCCTAAAACATTCGCTTGATCCTCTGTTATCCCCTTAACGCTTTGAGATAGCCCGTTTTGCTTTTCATTGTCAGGAGTGTAAATATCCCAGCCTTTTTCTTTGGCCATTTTTTTGTACTCTTCCATCAATTTCATAGCCATCTCTTGCTGAGCCAAAGCATCGTTCGTCATGCCTTCCATTACTGAGGTATATCCTTTGAATTTTTCTTCATCGCTCAATTCCTCATTTTTAGTAATTTCAAGCATTCTTTCTTGAGCATTTTCCATTATAGGACCCAATGTGGCAGAGTATATCATATTAGTGGCCAACTTCTCCAGCATATCCGATACAGAATCAGTAAATTTCTTTGCCGCATCTGTCCCGTTTTCAAAAGCGTCAACCAGAGCATCCATCATTGTGTTACCCAAATCTCCAAAAATACCTGTCAGATAGTTTTTTACACTATCCAGAGCTTCTTCGTAAGTACTCCAGTTATCAAGCATCTGCTGTAAATAACGCTGATTTTCTTCGCTTAGCTTTTTAAACATGTCCGAATTGACAAATTCAGCCAATGCGTCCATATTTACAGAGCTGTCCTCGTTAAATAGTTCGGGGGCTGCATCTTTTAAAGAAGCATATTTGGCACTTCTGAACCATGTTGAATGTCTGATTTGAACTTGCATGTTGGCCAAAGATTCCTCTAAAGAATCAAATGTTTTATCTAAATCAATATCAAAGATATTCGCCACCTTGTCTGATACATCCTCATAAACTTTTCTGTTTTTAATATCATTCAAAGTGCTTTGATAACGCATTAGAGCATCGCGGGCAGCGTCTATATTATTCCTAGCGTTAGCCCATTCATCTGTTCCAAATATGGTATCATATTCCCCGCTATCTATGCGTGCATTCTCTTTAACTTTCTTTAATTCGTCATTTAGCTTGGCAACTTCTTTCCTATATTCAGCCATATAATCCGTTCGATTAAAAAGACCGAATATTCCGGTGACAACCTTTAGCCCGGCTGAAATAGCAGTAAGAATCACAGACGCCTTATTTAAAGATTCCATATTGGTTTCTATAGACTTTACGGCATTAGCCATCTGTAAAAGCGAAGAGGTCATTTGACCCGCCTCTTTGATTATTTTACCGGCAGTACCACCTACTGAATCACCTATTTCAATAAAAGAATCATTAACCTTATCAAGAACTTTGTATAGCTCTTTCCAGTCCTTTATCTTGCCCTTATTATCGTCTTTCCCCTGAGCTTCACGTTCACCTCTCTCTATCTTATCAAGTTCTTCTCTTATCTTAACAAGCATAGCACGATAAGAAGCCAGTTTTTCCCCGTTATCAGGATCAGATATCTCGGCCTTCATCAACTCCGCTTGGGCTTCAATAAGCATCTTTCGTAGCTGCTCTAGCCCTATACTCGATAATTTATTAACCCAAGATTGAAATGTATTTTCTCTTTGGGCCATTTCCACGTCTAAGCGTTTTAGCGCTTCGTCCTCCTGATAATAGGTTTCTTTTATCGTATCTGCTGATGCACCGGATTTGAACAGCACATTTCGTTTCTTTGCATACTCCTGTTCGATTGATTTTCGTTTTTCCAAATATCCTTGAAACTCTTTGGCCACACTGTTAAAATAATCTGTCACGCTCTTTGTGTACAGTTTATTCTCCGTCTCAACAAGTTGCTGGATTATGTCTTGAAATTCAGAAGGAAGGTCATTTATTCCTGTTATAGACGATTTAAATTCACTTTCCTTTTTACCTGGATTCTCCTTCATCCATCTTGCTTTTTCTGCCTCCTTGTATTTTTTTACAATTTCATTTGTCTGCTTGTCAATTTCAGACAAACGCTTTTTATGATTCAAATTTAATTGAGCCAGTTCCTTTTCTCCCCCTTCAGCCATAGAGTTGACTACAGCCTGCTCTATCTCTAATTCGGCTTTAACTCTGAAATCTTTCAATGATTGAAGCTGATTTTGCAATATATCAGACCAATTCTTAGTAGATTTAGTCTCTTTATTATCAATTGATATATTGAACTTGTCAACGACCGATTGAAGCTCTTGGATACGCCTCTTGTCCGCCTTTATATCATCCTCAGAGAAAAGTCCTTTCGTCCCCTCTTTCCGGGCCAGTTCGTCTTTTGCGTCGCTCAACTCATCCTTTAGTTTCTTTAGCCATGAGGCGTAATCATCATCCTCTTTTGGCACTAGGTGCTTCAAGCTATTATTCCCGGACACGAAATCAGCTACGGACTTTCTCCATCCTTTTAATTCCTCTTTCAATCCATTGATATTCTTGTCACTTTTGCCTAAATTATCAAGAAATTCTTTCGTATTTTTAGAAGACTCCTCTAATTTTTTTAATTCATCTTCGTACTTTATGACATTATCGGCCATTTCGGCGAGATCCTTGTCTGTCACATAGCCAAAATAAAAGATATCTTCCATATTGGTGGCCTCCCCGACATGGAAGCGTCCGCTTCCGTTGCTGATCACCATGTTTATGTATTTGATCTTGTCCCGAAGCTCTTGTGCCCTCTCTTCCGCCTCTTTTAAGCCTTGGCGTGCTGATATTTCATAATTACGCTTTTGTTCGGCATTCAATTCTCGCATTTTCTGAACAGACAACTGTAATGATCCACTATAAGCATTTACCTCCATAGCGGCACCTTTAAAATGAGATTTAAGAGAAGCTGTTACGGTTTCCAATCTCTTTGATTCCTCGGTTGTCTTATTCTGCTTGTTAGATAATAACTCGTATTCATCTATTAGCTTTTCCATGCCCTTATTTTCCTCGAAATTGGTTTGGAGCTTACCAAGCGATTCATTTAGATCCGTTATTATTTCTTGCGTCTCTTTTGCTTTATTTGAAAACAGTGTATAAGAACCTATCAACCCTGCAATGGCAGAAGCTACCAAAATTATAGGATTAGCTTTCATTACTGTATTCAAAACTTTTTGTACAACAATTTGAGCTTGTGTAGCTCTGGTTAACATTTGGGTTGATCTGAGGAAATTTATCAGACCACTAACACCTAATGAGGAATTATAGACCTTTTGGGCAACTGTCAATATCATAATAGCCGCCTTATAGCTTCCATAAGTCGCCACAACGGTTAATATAATATCCGATAACTCCTCCCAATTACTCATCGTATCAGTTATCAGGTCAAGTCCCTTACTCAACGTGCTGTTATTGCTTTCGGCTATATCAGCGAGCATCACATCGTAGGCATCACGAAGGTTTGACAACTTACCGGCAAGCGTATCAGCAAGAGCACCTTGCATATTATAGAACTGGCCTCCTTCATTCGTCAAGTCCCAGAGCACATCTTTAACCATCTGAAAAGACACCTCCCGTTTGGATATCTTATCAAATACATCTCCTACCGTTATTCCGGTTTCTCCAAGTTCCTCAAACTTTTTTCTTAGTTGCTCCAACAACGGAATACCGGCCTCCGTGAACTGACGAAGCTCTGTCCCTTTCAAGAACTCAGCGGATCGCACCTGTCCATAAGCAAGGATGATACGTCCCATATCCACACCTACGCCGGCAGAAATATCTGCCAGTCGTTTGGTGGTGTCATACATTTCCTCATAGGGGATATTGAAGGCGGCAAGCTGTTTGGTATATCCAGCAAGTTCTTTAAACTCAAAAGGAGAAACAACTGCAAGTTCTTTGATCTGACCGAATAGCACATCTGCTTTGGTGGCATCCTTAAACATCGTCTGTAACGCGACACGCTGCTTCTGAAATTCTCCACCAATTTCGATTATTTGAGTCAAGAATCTTTCTGCCGCATATACGGAATATATATTCGCCAACTGATTGCGGAGTTGAACCGCAAGGTTGAATTGCGTACGCATATTCTTAGTTATCCCTCCAAGTGATCCTGCGTACTTATTAGCAGAAGAGGATGTATTACTATACTCACCCCGCAGCTTCCTGACTTGCTCTTGTAGCTTTTTTATCTTCTCCCGGCTTTCATCATATGAGTTCTGGATACGCTTGTTTATCTCTTCTATTCTTTTAGCGCGTACATCACTAGCGGATACATTTGTATTTATTCCAGCTTTGGCAATAGCGTCTTGGATCAGTTTAGTAGTATTAGCCTTATCCACGACGACATCAATCTTAAACTGTTGCCCTCTCAATGCATTCTCTATAGAAGATTTCAAAGATTGACTATTTAAACCAACTTGAACATTCAAGTCTTTCAAACGTTTCTCAACAGCTTTTATATCTTTGTCTGTTAGGTCTTTTAATCCTAATTCGAACCACATTTTACCCAGACTTCCCATAACGCCTTTACTTTTTAATAATAAACTGGGAAAGATCAATTACCGGCTTTGCTCCGTCCTTATATTTATCTTCCCACTCTTTTGTTTTTTTGATTACTTGTTGCTTGCTTGGTCGTTTAGAGTCACCGCCTTTTTTATCCCTTTTACCACCTTTGTCCGTCCCATAATTTATGACAGGTTTGTCTATAGTAAGAAGTTCGATCTGAGCGCAAGAGAGGACGCATCTATACTCATACATGGGAATAGTTAAAAGCCCGAAAAAGAAAGACCTTGAAGCCATTAAATTAGGGTGTTTTTCCCCTATTGTCCAGGCTTCTCCGTACGCTGTTCGAGAAGGATACGATCGGCTTCCTCCTTCTTCATATTCATTTTCGAGTCTCTCATCGCGGTCGCTAATATGATACACATCCAATAATCCTGTATGAGCGATGCTTCTTTTTTTTTACCTTCTGTTACAATGGAAACAATTACTTCCGAAGGAACATGATGATACAGCCATCTCCACAGTAAGGAATACAGGAATGTGATCGAAAATAAGCCATTCAAAAGGATTAAAGCAGCCGTTCGTGCTGGTACTTCATTGTCATTTTTACAGTTCAATGAAACATCAGTTATCCTTTCCAACGTATAGGGACGCATCCATCCTATATTGAAATTCATTCTACCCCAACGAATAGTACTCTTGGAGGCAGTTCGTACCTCTTGAAATATCTTTTCATCCTTCCTGGAAGGCTCTTTGATTCTATCAGCCATACTTATTGTCATCAATAGAATAATGGCGGAACTTGAATTATGCAACATAAGCTCCGCCGTCAGTGAATATATTAAGCAGCCTGTTTCTCCAAAATAAAGATGTCTGATCCATCCTCGTTCTCCAACGGAGTTACGGTCACATTGAAATATGCCGGATTATCACCATCCGCAACGACGAGACTTCCGTACATTTCAATGCTGGGTAAGATTACGATAACATCCTTGTTATCACTCATCATGATAAGAGCGCCTGAGATTTTCTTAGGAGCCATACTATATGCAGCACCGGAATAACTTTCATCTTCGGCTAAATTGGAGGTCGAAACAATTTCCTCTTTCTTATCCATGAACAAGTCATTAATAATTCCTTTCAAACTGGCTACTTGAAGAGAAATATCCGAATCTCCTTTTTCTGTTCTAGTCACCCAGTTAGCACCTGTGGTCAACTTTATTTCTGTTGTTTCCGGTTCTCCTGTATTAAACGTTACTCCATCTGATAATACAGGTAGTTCCATGTCTACAGTAATAGCAGAAGCCAATTTTGAGACAGTCAAAGGAGTCTTGCTATAATACACTTCGTCCATTTTATTAAAAACGGCTCTAAGTGCACTCAATTGATTGGTAACAGTTATTTTTGCCATGTCTTTTTATCTTTTATTGTTAATACTTATATGAATCTGTTTGATTTATTTTTAAATCCGCATTGATCAACCAGTGAGAAAAGCCCAATCCATCATCTCCTTTAAGAACCAACACCGGGTTCGTCACACAAAAACGACCATTGTTTGCTTTTATAGGGAAAAGAGAAATTACCGAATCGAGCATTGTTTGTAATCGGGGAATGTTTTCCAACCCATTCTGTTTATTCCTTGCAGCAAGGTCTATGCGAAGGGTTGTACTTTGTAAAACATTACTGTCCGGGACATTAACAGGCATAGAAACGACTATGAAATCAGCCATTTGTTTCTGGCTTGCGGCTTTACGATTACCGGCTGATACATCCTTGCTGATACCGGCAAACAATGTACAGACCTCCTCCAATATTTGGGATATGTAAAAACGACTCACTCTCATACTTTCATCGGTTTTAGTTCTTCTAAAACTATACCATTAGCCGATTTATAAGTATCGGTCAGAACATTCAAATTCCGTACATTCTCAAGATATTCGGAATATTCCGTGCCAGTAGTCATTACGACAGAAAAGCCCTTTTTAATAAAAGGTTTGTAAGAGGAAAGAAAATCAGCCGCCGAATCAGCACCTAATTCACCGTCAACATCCACTTTCCCTATAACAGAACGAGCTTTTCCTTCATAAGGCTTACTTAAATAAACCCGTTCACCCTTTCGTACTTTAATATGTACAGGCTTGCGCATCGTATTTCCTGCAATCACCATTCCCATTAATCCACCATTATAGTAGATACCGCAGGCGTAAGATGTTTGCGTATTACCCGTAAATCCATCAAATTCTCTTTCACTCAAAGCATGGTCTATCAAATCGGCACATGAACGTTCGATTACAGCATACAGATAATTATTAATGATCTGTTTTGCTTTTTTCATTCCATCATTAAACACCTTTCTGTTATCTTCCATTTCTTTAGTTTTTAGAGATATTGAAAAATACTTCCGTCCCAAAGTTGGAAATGTTCACATCTGTTATAAGAATGTCCATCCACAAGTTTACTCGATCCTTTACATCAATCATATCGCCAGGCAATATCCCTTCTACGAATCCGGGTATTGAAACTCGGTAATCTGTCTTAGGAACATTATCGGAATAAAAATTACGGATTGATGTATTACTTTCTTTCCGGCATTCACCTTCGTAAAGTATAACCTTCTCGCCTTCCGAAAACTGGGTTGCCCCGGTTATCCGATAGATTGTGCAAGTATGCGGGTATCTTGGATTACTAACAGCCATATCCCTTCCTCCAAATCTTCATTCCCCTGGCATGAACACGCGGCCCTAATTGGGTATAGCGAATCTCTCCATACTGAGCATAAATACTATTGGCTATCGCGGTCCACCTTCTTTTGTCCGTTTCAGATATCTGTCCTCCTCCTTCCTTATGTTTCCAATTCCCATCCGCATCTTCGACGCTGACTTTCACACTTGGCATATTGGAGCAGGCCATATACACATCCGCTTTCAACAACATCTTTGTTTTCAAGTCCAAGTTTGAAACCAAAGAATCAGGCTGAATTTGACGATCAGAAAGGATATTAGCAATCACTTCATCACTCAAATCCATATTCACGATACCACGAACATATTGTTCTGCTGTACGCTCGATTTTTTGAGAATCGCTATTCATTGTCAAGCTCCTTTAATATCCAAGTAATAGAACCAGCGGACTTTGTTTGGAACCACCAACCCTGTTACCTCCGACTTGATCACCTGCGTCATTGTTTCGTCGTTGAACAATTGTCGGATTAATGTGCGCCCTCCGTCATACAAGGCTGTACGCACCCCCGGAGTTTCCATATAGATAGGTTTACCACACTGGACGTCTCCCAATGCGTCATTGGGCACATAAACCAACACACCTTCATTAAAAGAACGTAGATTTGTATACTGAATCTTTTTAGAAGTCTTATCAAATTTCTCTACTGCCGACACGGAATCAACAACTCTGATCTCTGCCCCGACACGTGTTTCTATGAATCTTTTGATCGTGTCATCATCCACCAATGCTCCGAAAGCTGTAATGTTCGCATCGTCTGTAATATCAGGGCGATTATACATGACATACATCTTACGGAAATAGGGCAAAGCTATCAAATCTTCATAAGTCACACGGTCGCATTCCCAGTGTCCGGCAGGGGCAAAATCTACATCTATAGCTTTGCGCCGAACTTCCCGCATGATCTTGATCGGATCAATCGTATTACTCGTGACTTCCGAAGCCTGCGATACAGTATCGCCTGATTTAGTATACCATATAGATTTCTTGATATTTTTAGCAGGGACACCGAAATCAATCTGCAAGGCGATGCCTAACGGATTGTTCGACGCATCGATCACAAGCTTTCCCTTATTGGATACGATCTGGTGGCGTTGATATAGGAATGTGTTGTAATTACCTCCCAACAAATCATCCAACCCATTAAACAACAGCTCCATGACCGTATCTTCGATCTCCGACGTAGAGCGGCCAATGGCATCCATGAGCATCATTTTTTCACGCAATATTTTGCGGCTTAAAACGACTTCATGCTTGAATGTCGGAAGACCTCCCATCTTTAATTGCATTCCGTCAGTCGATTTAGTCGCACCATCGGAATCAATATCCACGTAGGTAGCCATTGTATAAGGGCGGATGGTCGCTTCTATCTGCTCGTAGGTGGGATTAATCGGAATATTGGGATTTAACGGAAACCCCATTTGGGCAAAAGTCGCCTCCGCATTGTACTTATCGGCGAACATGTCCTGGATATAGGCTTCCAGCGGTTTTTCACCGGTATAACCCATCGCCGCAAGTCCTTTGCCTACAATATCATAAAATTGTTTATCTCTTGTATACATAACTTATTCTCCTTTCTTTTCAATCCTCATGTACAAACTCAATCATAGGCAACTGCTTTTCCACGGAAGCAGGAATACCTCCTCCAGCGACACGATCGGCATAAATGCGTCCCGCATAAGCTACTGCGCAAGTTGCCAAAATACAACCATCAGGAATGCAAACATCTTCGAAAATCAATCCGTTCACATCCACCAATGCGCCGGTTGCTATAACCCCCTTCGCTTCAACCGTCCACTCTGCTGTTACACCTGTATCTCCGACTATCAATTGATGCCCAGAAGTTGTTTTGGCCGCCTTTTGAGTAAACGTAACCGTATCTGCACTAAGTGCGACATTCCATTCTGTGAGTTGTGCCTTGATTGCTTCGATTTTTGCTGCAACGGACGAAGCTGTATTTTCGGTTGTTGTCACAGGGATTTCTACATATATTCCATTTAGAACAAGTAGCAAATCTCCGTTTTTGGTACATCCTTTTGTAATTTTCAGCTTCAAAACCTCCTTTGCTCCTGTAACGCCATCAGACGTAATGATCTGCACCTGCTTCCCCGGACCATTGAATTTAACCATTGTCCCGGCAGGTATCACATCTCCAGGATCATAGCCGCTGGTATCTATTGTACCACCACCCTGATAAAGCTTGTCAACCCTTGACCAAACAGGGAAATAACCTCCAAATCGGGATTGGAATTGTCCAATCGTATTAAACGTTCCTAATTGTCTCATTTTCTTTTTTGCTTTTTAATGTTTTTATTCCGCTTTGGGGAGCTTCCCTTGCGCCCGCATCTTGGCCTTGAATGCTTCTCGCTTTTCTTTAGCACCTTCTGGGTCAATTTGTTGCATCCTGCTTCCACCATAAGGAACAGCACCGTCTCCTAAATACGCTTTCAGTTTGGATTCGTACAACTCCTTGGCTTTTGCCTCTAAAGAAGAAGCATCCATTCCCTCCTTGTACTCTACCATTTTGACCGAATCTTCCCAAAGTTTCTTATTGGATACTTTTAAGTCTGTCGACCTTTTCAGTATCGTCTCACGCAAACCTTTCTCAAAAGAGTTCTTCTTTTCTAATTCGCGTTCTCTCTCAATAGTTTCAAGCCGTTTCAATAAATCACCGTTACCGTTGTCTCCAGCCTGTGGACTTACTGGCGGGGTGAGAAGCTGAGGTTCACCACCTTTAGGCTTGTAGTTCCTCGCAAACTCGGCCTGTTCAAAACGCATCTGACCTCCCATAGCCTTAATTACATTAGCTTGAGATTGGTAAAAAGAATCGTCTACCATTTCATCCGATGTGATTGTAGGTAAAAGGGCATCAAGATAAGCGTCAAGTGTCCGAGTGGTAACTCCGGTGTCTCCGAAGTATCCATTTGTGCCGGGTTCTCCGAGCACATTTTTTAATCCTGTCAAAAGGGTCTCTTTTTCCATTTCTTTTAAATTGTTTATAAACAAAAAAGCCGACTATAACGAATTTAATCGTTACAATCGGCTCTCTATGAAGCTCTTTTAAGCGGAAGCGATAGGAATTGGAATCTTTAATACCTCTTGGTTTGTTACATTAACAATGTAAAGCTTTCAACCTTCTATCGACGCTTCCTATTCTGTTATGGTTACATTTACATAATGCTTACACCTAGTACATTTTATCCTAAGCATGGCCATGCCTGATACATATTGGATATCAGCCATCATTTTTCCACAATACGGACATTTCGCCGCTTGAGTTCGGACATCTAAGCCATCTTTGTCTAATCTTGCTACTACTTTAAGCATATATTTTATATGTTACACCGCAAATATATAGATAAAATCTATAAACGCAAAACAAACAATAGATTTTATTTATATATTTGCAATACATAAAACAACAGAGTTCCTAGAGAGCCGACAGGACATTATTTCAATGTCTTATCGGCTTTTTTTATTATGGAAGTATTAGAGAAAGACATAAAAACAGATTTTGGTGATCCTGTATACTCTTATGAGTATATAGAAGCGCTTCGTGTGTCTGATAGAAAGAAAGCGAATCCTCTAAAAATAATCGCTCAAAGAGGTTGCCAAGAAAAGTTTCTAGCTTCCTCTTCCGATATTACCATCTTCGGGGGATCGAGAGGAGGATCAAAAAGTTTCTCTTTGCTAATGGAATCATTAAAAGATATCTACAACCCATATTACAATTCCATTTTGCTGCGAAACGAGAAGGATGACCTACTTGACTTGATCAATACATCATATATACTATATGGGCAGATGGGGCAATATAATAAGTCCATCAGCGACATGACGTGGTATTTCAAGAATGGCGGCAAATTGAAATTCTCATATCTAGCAGACTCATATGACGACTTCAAGAAGAGATTTCAGGGAAAACAATATTCATTTATAGGTATTGATGAGATAACGCACTGCTCATATGAGAAATTCAAATACCTGATAACATGCAATCGTAACGCGTACGGGATAAGAAACAGGTTTTACGGGACATGCAACCCTGATCCAGATAGCTGGGTAAGAAAGTTCATAGACTGGTGGATCGGGGAAGACGGACTGCCTATCGATGAACGTGACGGTATCATTAGGTATTGCTTCATGGAAGGAGATTCCCCTGATTCCATATATTGGGGTAACACCCCGGAAGAGGTCTATAACCAATGTAAGCACATTATTGATCCCTTATGGAAAGACGCTTACGAGGAATTGGGTTTCAATAAAGTGACAATGTACGTCAAATCTGTGACATTCATACAGGGAAGGCTTGAGGAGAATATAAAACTAATAGCCTCTGACCCTAATTACGCAGCCAACCTGTCACAGCAAAACGAGGAACAAAGAGCGAGGGACCTAGAAGGTAACTGGAACTTCAAGGCCACAGGGGACGATCTTATCAAGATGTCGGACATGGATCGATTTTATAGAGCTTCGGCCCAAATAGAGAAAGGTATCCGTTACGTATCAGCGGATATCGCTTTTGAAGGTGGGGATTTCTGCGTTATGTGGTTGTGGATAGACCTGCACATTAAGGACGTATTTGTCATGCGCGAGAACTCTGCAAATACAGAAACGATGTTCATGGCAAAACTCAACGAATGGGGGGTACGCGAAGAAAACGTTATCTATGACTACTGGGGAGTAGGACAAGCCATATCCGGTCATGTCAAACGCGCCGTCAAGTTCACCGGAACCCAAAAGCCAGAAAAACAATTTGAGAATTCTTACAAGAATGTCAAATCGCAGTGCGCTGAAATGTTAGCCCATTACATTCAAGACGGTAAGATTTCTATCGAACCGAGGTTACTGGATTTGAAATTCTCCGGCAAGAAAGGAAAATACCAAAAAGTCGCCCTAAAAGACATCCTGATGAAAGAGCGCAAGTGTATCAGGCATAAAGACAATTCCAATATAGGGGGATTTGAGCTTATAAACAAAGAAGGGATGATCAAAGCCGTAGGATATTCCCCTGACTTTTTCGAATCCCTTATCTACCGTATGTATTTCGAGATAAACAAGAAAAAGATTTTTAAACCCAAAGGGATGCTAAGGTACGTATCCTATAAACCATTTTGATCATGGATAAAAGAGATATCAAAACAAAAAGACCGTGGAGAAGAGTCAGACCGGAAGGCTATATGCGACATGGTACATATATGGCAGAGAAAGAACCTTTGCTGACAAATGATCCTTGTCTTTATACATTTATGACGCAATCGGATTTTATTAGAGAATACTATCCTTCTGGACATATCATAAATGACCCTAATATTTATCCTGACATCTACAGAATGGAAGAGGGACCCGTATATGATGAAAACGGAGAGCCGACCGGCAAAATGCAAAAACGCCTGTACAAAGAGCTTGTTCCCCGTTATTCTTTTGCCTTCCAACAAATCATCACAGTAAAACAAATAGTACATTTATGTGGCAATGATATCCAATTTGAATTCGTAAAAGAAAAAACATCAGAAGAAGAAGAAAAGAATTTTTACCTTTTCCGGGAAGGATGGCTAAAAAAAGATATGGAAATAGCATTCTTCGATGCTGTCAAATCAACAAAAATAACTGGAGATACAGCCATTGTCGGATATCTCCGAGAAGGAGTGTTTGGTTACAAAACGCTATCTTTCCAAAATGGAGATACGCTTTATCCCCATTATGATCCAATAACAAATGATCTCCTCGTTTTTGCCCGTTCTTATTTCGATTACGATGAAAACGGGAGCCGGATTACTGAATGGCTTGAATTATGGGATAAGACATATCTTTACCGTTATAAACGATCAGAGCAAGGAGCCAAAGGGATTCTTAACAACATATTAAGCCTATTCGGAGTAGACGGATATGAGTTGAAAGAACAATCACCTCATGGATTTCCATTTATACCCGTTGCATACCATAGAGATGAAGATGGTCCATGCTGGTCGCCATCTCAAGATGCTTGCGATGGTTATGAAATGTCATTTTCGCAAATGGCACAAAACAATCAAGCATTCGGATTTCCTATCATGTATCTACAAGGAGAAGGTGCAGATTCTATGGCAATGCAGCATGATTTAAACGGTACAATTAAAGTTATAACTGGGGGACCGGAAGACAAAGCTTCTTTTCTGTCTCAGCCGAACGCATCAGAATCATTTAGCAAACAGCTTGATACATTATACAAAATGATCTATGAGCAATCGTTTGCCGTTATTCCACCGGAATTAAAATCAGGAGATTTACCTGCTGCCGCATTAAAAATTCTATATTCTCCTGCCTATGAAAAGGCAATGATAGATTCAGCCGAATACCAACCGTTCTTAAACGATCTGGTAAAGATTTTCATGTTCGGATTCGGAGTTGAAATGAAAAAGACGATAGATTTCATGAACCTGCCTATTAAATGGTGGATCAAACCATACATTCATATCAATGAATCGGCTATGGTTGCAGACCTCGCTTCGGCTGTTCAAAACGGTTTCATATCGAAGCAAACTGCATCCGAACGTATTCCGATGTATTCTACAGCAGGAGAATGGGAAAGAATTATCAGAGAGGCAAAGGAAGAGCAACAAAATGATTTACTAAGTCAAATAAAATTAGCAAATGCCAACCGAGAAGCAAATACAGGAAGCTAAACTGTTTCTTCAAACGAGAATTGAAGCAGAGATTAGTGCGAAGAATAATATTGAGGAATATATGATGGAAGCCGCGCGTGAAATCATAGCAATTTCTCAAAAATACAATATTCCTCCGCGCTTATTCCGTTTCGGTTTTAATGAGTCGCTTCGAAAGGAGGTAGATAATGTCATCAAAACACTAAAAGAGAACATCATTTATGCGACAGAAACTTTATCGGTCTATGACAGGGAAGATGATAAATACTCCATTCTAATCTATCTCAACAGTGATAAATACGGGAAAACGTTTAAAGAGAGAGTTAATGAATATGCCAACCGATATAAATTCGAATTAGAAGCCGCGATAGCAGCAGGAATATTCTTTGGCAAAACCGACAAAGAGATATTATCCACCATTAAAAGAAGCTTGTCCATGCCCTACAATAATCAGTATATCAAGGGTTCATTCGACAAAGGACTATCGGCAACGCGCATAGAGACAAAAGGCATAAGCTATGGAGTTGGGAAAAGTAGCTCGGCGTACAATCTCTTAACCTCTTTGTCAAGAAACGAAATTGCTTTGACTTGGATGTGGTGGTATGGTAAACAGGCATTGAAAAAAGGTGCTACAGGTTTTTATTCGTTTCGGGGTAGCTCATACCCTTGTGCATTATGCGATGATATGGTGGGGTTCCACCCCATGCAAGACTATAGGTATCAATGGCACTTGAATTGTCGATGTTATTTTGTATTCGTGTAACACATAAATTATGAAATACTTATGGATTATTCAAAGAGTATAAAAACAGAAATAAAGAAAGCGAAAATATCAATTGAAGAAAAAATTTTCGCCGACCTCATGTTGGCAGGTTGGAAAGACAATGATGCTTATATAGCAGCTTTCGGCTACAATATTAATTTGTCGGATAGCTATATCAAGTCACAGATGCGTACTACAATAAACAATCCAGATTTCGCCAAATACATGGAAGCGACAAGCAAAAAGAAGGAGAAAAAGGAGATAAATTTAGAAAATAGCGATGACATCACCTTGGAAGAAGCCTTATCCTTGGCGACCAAAGAGGAAACCTTAAAAGGCCTCATTATCGCCAAGTCAAAAATGAAAGCGGGTTCCAAGGAATGGCTTGATGCGACAAAACTCATTGCCGACTTACAGCAGATGAAAAAAGATATAGTAGAAGAGGAAGATACTACTGTACATTACTACCTACCACTTACATGCAACAGATGCTCTTTGTATCTGACAAACAAAAAGAAAAACAACAATCATTAAATATTAAAATTATGGCAACAACGACAGTAAATTTTCAACAAGATGGCAGCGATTATATTTCTGATATCATCATAGCCCAATCCAACACATTAGCGTTTAGGATCAAAGTTGATAAACCAGGAAGTATTATTCTTGAAAGATCAATCACAGGTGATAATTTTATATCAGAAATAGGATTGCCACCTTCTCTTGTTCCAGGAGATACTCTCTCCATAGAAAAGAACATAACAGGAATTGTAGCTCAACAACAACTCCGTTTCCGTTTTCGGAATTGCAAACCTGTTTCAATATCCGTACTGCAATGATAACTCTCAACAACATCAATTTATCCAGCATTGATCTTTCGGGCATAGACTTGAGAGGGATAAAGCTGGGACTTGGAGGACGTGGTGGCGGTTCCGGCGACGGCTTCCCGGTGCTTCCGGGTGATGTTACGCGTTGGCATTTTGGCGGCCTGACCAACGAGATGATGTCGGCTATGGACGATCCTCGGATTGAGGATGCGGACCATAAAGGTAGGTTCTTATCCTTCAAGAATTTCGCTTGGTCTGGGATGAGTGGAGTAGGTGGATATGTAGAAAATTATAATAGATGGACGAAATCTGCCGTTAGAGCAGATATAACTTTTACTGATCATTCCTTTAATGTAACTTCTGTTAAAATCAATCAAGCACAGTTTTATTATCAATCGTCTGGCGGAGAACAGCCTTTTACAGTTCCTTCCGGCACGGTGATTGTAAAAGGTTTAACAGATGGACAAGTATTAGAATACATCTATACAGACATCGAAGGAAGACACGTCTTTACAGTTAAAAATGATGGCATATACACTTTACCAAGTTTTGAATTTATTGCTAAAGGGGCTTATTATGGTTTCCAATTTAATAAAGTCCAAGAATCTTGCAACATTACCATCGAACAACTTCCCCTCTACCCTGGTGCAATCGTCTTTGACGGAGTAGACGATTGCGGTACCTGTGATAACTTCCCTATTTTGACTAAGGAAAAGGGATATACGGTTGTAGCGTTGAGACAGTGGATTTCAATGGGTGAAGGAATCTCTGGATTAGTATCTAATGTAAAGAATTGGTTCAATGATGGTGCTTTCGTTTTAGAATACAACAGTAATAATGCAACTAATAAGCTTGTTAATAGACCTGTATCTTTCGGAAATGTTAATATAGAGATGGATTTGCCAAATAATTTTACCTATCAAACATCTAAAAGTTATAAAGGAGTACCTATAACAACAGGTTCTTTTAAAGGGACAAACTCGCTTTTTGTTGGAAAATTAAATAACATCATCGGAAATTGTTCTAATGTCGCTATCTGGGAACTTGTATTTCTCGACCACGATGCCACCGAAGAAGAACTGACCAAGATCAAAGACTACTTCGTCAAAACCTATCCCTGGCTTTTCCCTGATCAAGCATGGACAGTCACCGGCAAAACCAACGAGGACGAAGATCGTGCTACTATTGCCAACATTACAGGCAATGGTAATAATCTTGTACTGTCAAACTTTGGGTTTGCAGAAGGGAGTGGGTATGGGTTATATTATCAATATTTTGGTAATGAATTTAAGGCAACCAATGGAGAAATAGAAGGTGGAGGATGGAATATTATTGATAACTATAATATTTCTCATGATAAACGAATACCTATTAATTCTATTGGTAAGTGTTTTTGGGGTAATAAAGCGTTAGTAAATGGTATTAAACTACGGTTTAAACTTACTGGCATGACAGAAGGTGATGTTCTTGCTTTTGGTTATGCCGCTACATATGATCTCACATATACATCCGATGGAATCTATGCCATAGATTTACCTCCTGTTGATAAGTCATATGGGTTTTCATTGCAATCTTCCTTAACAGAAAATCTTCCAACCACCCCAGTTACCATAGAACTCTTACCATTTGAATACGAAGGCTATCTAGTTACCGATGGGGTGGATGATAAAGTTCAGAGCTCTAGTTTTACAATGAACGAAGATTGGACGATTGTTGGAGATTGGGAATTGTTATCAAATGTTCAGATCAATTGTGGCATTGTAAAAGCTCAAAATGTTTATCTGTATAACATTGCTAATGGATTGCTTATATCTATTAATAATCCACTTAGTTTACAAAGTTTTGGAACTAAATCATTGCATGCTATTTGCTCAGATGGTAGATTATATGATCGAAATTGGGTTGAGTATGAATATACCGTAGATCAAAATTTTAAGATCGTTGAATCAAGTTTGAATATAGGATTTAACTTAAATAATTATACCCAAATAGCTTTTAAGAACTTAGGCATATATAACAATCAGATTCTTTCCAAAGAAGACTGTATCAAAGCATATAACTATTTACAAACTTTAAAAGCAAAATAATATGAAATACGCAATAGTAGATTTATTATGGGCAAAATCACATGGTATTGAAATACTGCCCGAAATGAGGACGAGTACGGATCAAAGCAAGGTAATCTTGCATGAGGAATACCTTGCACCCTTCGATGATGAAGATTTTCCTCGCTATAGTTTTAGCGATCCGTCTTTTGTCGAACTACTGAATAGTGAAGAATGGACTTATCCAGAAGGAGAACAACCCGTAATCAATAGGCAGTTCAGCAGATTATTGGCTTTGGACGAACTGGATAAAGAAGCTACAGAAGAGATAAATACATATGACCTTTCCCCGTCGGAAGCCTTACAGGTCAAAGATCGATACCCCGAATGGGAAACCGGAATAAACGTCAAAACCGGCGAACGATACCGAGTTGAAGATGTCCTTTGGGAATGTGTTAAAGACCATCTCACACAAGAGAACTGGAAGCCTAGCACAGCTACCCTAAGCCTGTGGAAAATAGTAGACGCAGAAGAACATTCCGGCACGATAGAAGATCCTATTCCATATAAGCAAAATATGGCACTTGAATTTAACAAGTACTACACGCAGGACGGAGTATTGTACCTCTGCATACAGGCTATGACACCGGGACCGTACGATTTAAAGGATGTGCCGGCGCATGCGCAGCCGATAAAGCAATAGGGCCGATTATTATACCCCTGCAGATTCTTTTGATCCGGCAGGGGTATATATTTATATTTTATCCTGTTGTTGCTTAATAATGAAATCAGCAATATAATCTACATACTCGTTATCGCTACATATCATAGTTTTCTGATACCCCTTAGCCATTAAAAAAAGATTCTCTATATCTCTTCTCAAAGAGTCTATCATTAATTGCTGTTCCGCAATGAAACGGATAGATTCAATATCCATACTATTCCCCTTTCTCTATTTCTTCCTTAATTATATTCTCCCCATTAACGCTTATGATGTCCCTGCCTATATAATAATAAATTCCATCAAATCCTAGATACCTTACTTCTCCACGCATTTTTAGATGATCGAAATAAGTTTGTTCCATAGCTCCTATTTTTCTGCCATCTCCAAGTTCTATAGTTACCATATTGCAAAATAACTTAATCCTTAAATTCATTCATCATACGACTTTCCTCCAAGATCTTAGAATCTTCTTCATCTGAAACGGCCAGACGATTACCTTTCAATCTCTCGAAATATCTACTCATGGAATCAAATATCTCTTTAGTAAAATCTGAATCCACAATATTACATGTTCCATAAATGCCCGTAAATATATTATGTAAAGCCTCGTATTCCTCTTCTTTTGCCATGTTGAGAGTTAAATACATAATATTATCTTCACGGTATGACACCGACCAATCACCGGCAACCGAGGCAACTTTGATAAAAGAGGTTTTGTCTACTTTATATTTCAGCATTACAAAGTTGTAAACCTGAACTTTCTTTCCGTATTCCATAATCTATATTTTAATAATATTAATCCTCTTCCCCATACTGAAACCCCTCATTATTGATTCCTACACTCATATCAGACACCAAAGGAACTGACGTTGAAATCAATACCTCAGAAGTCAAACCATAACATTTATAATATACCGTTTTCCCGACCTTTCTCTTTCTCTCCTTATCAAAACCCAATTCCCTGAAATGGGCGGCTAAGGTCTGCCGGCTCACCATTGGGAAGCCATTTTCTTCCGCATAATTTTTTATATCATCATAAATAATAGCAAAATCAATCTCATGAGGCATATCATTGGACACCCCTTTTCTCGGAAGAGCAAAAAAACCTCTCGCTATAGCCCAAGATTTCCCAAGAGCAGATAATCCCATCTCATTAATACGCTTCCTTAAACTGCCTTCACTTTCTGGGAATTTGAAACCATTCTTTTGAAGGAGTAAAGCACCCCTTCTTATCCAATTCAAGATTCCTGGATATTCATCTTTAAGCTCATGAGTCAATTTTAAGTTCATATGTTTCTCATCTATGACTCTATCAAATACGATAAATATAAAACGACGAAAAAAACCAAAACTGCTATCTCCTCCCGCAGGGAAGCGATTAGCATTAAATATAAAATACGGGATATTTGTTATCTTGAACGCATTATTCCCGATCCTTCTCCCTAACTGAGGTTCGCCAGATATCAAGCTTTTTGCAGCATCTTCCCTTCCCGCAAAAGTCTTTGCTTCCATCTCACCAGACCAATTGAATATTTTACCATCGATTTGCGATAAATTTCTTTGACGTTCATCACCTCCCCTAAGCAAAGCTTCCATACTCAAATTGGAAATATTTTCTTCCCCCAATATACCCATCACAGTGTCCATAATGACACTCTTTCCATTTGAGCCATTCCCGAATAAAACAAGGGCATTCTCCACCTTCTTATCCATCGTCCCCCTATCGAACAAGGACAATCCTAGGAACATCTGTAATATTGTACGATCATTCTTATCTGGCAAAACACCACCAGAATAAACCTTCTTTCCAAACTCTGTACCTCTCAAAAAAGAATGCCATTTCGGGCATTTTGCTTCAGGATCGTATCTATAAGGATGAAGATATATCACATGATAATCCCTTGAAAAAGGGCGTAAAACACCATCCCTCATATCTACAACTCCATTCTCAAAAGCCATAATATTATATCGAGGATGCAATACCCTATTTATTTCAAGTGAATTATACATCTCTGCTAGTATATCCTTGATACTTCGCACAATGAATGCTTTAGGGACACCAGATATACGCAAATATGTACGCATAGCACGTTTCAAATAGGCATGACACGGAACAATCTCATATATCTTGCCTGTAAAAAAATAAACATTACCATTATAAAGAGCAAGATTACTTTTCGAAACTGTCGTGTATATCGATTCTATAACACTGTCAAGGTTCTCATAATACAAATTAGCACTCTCCTTTCCTGTAGGGCTCCCAGAAATAGCAATTTCGTATCTATTGCCCGTATGAACAAGATTATGCACTATACAAGATATTAAATTGTCACTCTGAAAGTTACAATCACAATCAAAACCAATATCTACATTATTTGAAACTTCTAAACCCATAATATTAAGACATATATCATTTAATCTATGACACAAAGATAATATATATTTCGTATCACTATAGATATAATCTATTAAAAATGATAATATTATAGATTAAAACTATCATCCATGTCATATTTTTTTTAGATCAATAGTGATACAAAACATACGATTAAACTATTATACTATTTTATTTTCATATTTTAACGATCAAAAATTAAGAAAAAAAATGAGGGAAAAATTTTTAGATGATGTAACATGCTTATTATTCTATAGCATAACCGGGGGGGGGGGGGAGGGGGGAAATTTTTTTTTCACCTCCAAATAACACCCTATTAATAAATGACTTATAATAAACAAATTTATGTTATACATATAACATAAACAATGATAGACAATAATAATATATTCCGTTTATTAAGGATGCCCATAGGGAAAAAGCGATTAGAACAAAAAAAAGACAAGCTTTATCTATTGTAACCATATACATATTTTAATAACTATACTCATAGATAAAACCTATTACCATAATATAAATTATATCTATCAAAAGCACTTCCCTCTTTATCTAATTCAATAGATAATATCTATTAATTAAATAGAAATCATCTATACATATTTTACCTCCCTTCCTCATCATAGATCATCCATTACGCCCCAATCCACAGTATTTAAGACTTTATATCGTCGTCTACCTCTCTACGTTTGATAATATAGAACCTAGTCGATACGCCTACGCAATCCTCTTTATATTGTATATTTTTTTCGCTCATCAAATCATATATCAATCTGAAAATAAACGCATTAAATATTGTATATAATATAAAGTTGTTGTATATTTGTAATGTAAGAAAGAGCTAAAAAGAGCTTGATTTTACAAGCGTTATTTTAAAAGCGGAATAAAAGAAGAACCCCAAAAGATCCGTAAATCTTTCAGGGTTCGCGATTAAGTAAAATACACTTAACCTAAATTCAAGTCAAAAGTAGTACTTTATCTAATCCCTTCCAAATATTCTACCAGCTTTTAAACGCTGTAATAATTAGCAATTAATAACAATTTAAATATTACAGACATGAAAACAATGAATTTCTACACGCAAAACGGTTGGGCTGGTTCAAATTATGACAGCAAGTTATCTACAAAGGAAATAGCCGCAAAGGTTAGATCTTATGCAAAGAAGAATTTCCCAGAGTTTAAATTCTCCATCCGTACAGAATGGAGCATGTACACGGATTCTATGTATATTGAATTAAAGGAAGGTACTTGTATCCCCTTTGTAGAGGGATCAAGAAGTGCGGAACGCGGGTATATGGATACGATGAACACCGTAAAGGGATGGGAAAAAGAACTTACGCCCGAAATGTTTAAAGTATTGGATGCTGTTACGATTTATGCCAATTCATTCAAATATGACGATTCGGATAGTATGCAAGACTATTTCGACACTAATTTCTATTTGAAAATCAAAGTGAGTGACGAATATAAGGTAATAGAACCGAAGGTAAAGAAAAGCAGCGTTAAGGCTGAAAAGGTTGAGAAAGCCAAAGAAGTAGAAGCAGTAACGGTTGAAGGTCTGGAAATCGTGGACTATTCCGAAAAAGCTATTGCAGTGTTTGGCGATACGAAGGCTATTAAAGAGCAGTTAAAGGAATTGGGCGGACGTTTTAACCCGTCCTTAAACTATAACGGAGAAAAGCGCGCCGGATGGATATTTAGCAAAAAGCAAGCGGACAAGGTGAAAGAATTGATAGTGCCGGCACTTCCTGAAGCCGGACAAAAAGAAGTTGCGATAAAGGAAGGCGATTTAATAACATTCAAGGCTGACAGTTTTCAAGATTCAGAGGTTTATAGGGGTATTGTTGAATATAAAGAACAATTAGGGTTTGTAGTTTATGTGAATGGTGTACAATATGAACTAAGAAAAGTTTTAAATATTAAGAAATTAGATAACTTCCCGTTAATTATTGCCGATTATGCAAAATATGATTCATTTGATTATCCGACAATACCCGAAGGACTGGACGGGTTTAAACTGGGTGAGGTCGTTTATGATCAATGTGGAGAAATAGGCGTTATATTGGCTTTTAACGAAAAAAACGGAACCGCTCGGTTAAATTCAAATGGTTGTTGTGATGTCGGCAGATTAAAAAAATGTCCTAAAGAAATAGCAGAAAAAGAAGTTGAGCGCATGGATATAATACGACCAGGAAAAGCTCTAACAGCTTGCACAATTGAAGCGTACCCGCTTGAAAATATCCATTTTACCGAAACGGACAACTTTAACGGCGTGCGCTATTACGATATAGAAGGGGCTGGAAGCATAACCAGCGCGAAAGTGCGCACGGATATACAGCCAGGCGATGTTTTCAACGTGTACACGGATAAAGATCGCAAACACGGCGTAACTTATGACGGTGTAAGCGTGGAAAGTAGTTTAAAAAACGATTTGCCCGGTATAATTGAATTTGACAACAAAATAAAGGTTGGAATGTTAAGCATTTCATCTCATTATAAACCAATGGTTGAAAATGTATAATTTTACGAGAAGAAAGTAAAGGGAAAGCGTTATACCGTCAAAGATAAGCCGTTAACACTTGGATATTACGGCATATTAGATAATTTGGATAACTGCATAATAGATTGCTATCAGACTAAGGAAGAAGCCGAAAAAGAGGCGGAAATACTTAACGGTTTTACGGATGGCAACGGAAGGCTAAAAAGTGTTATCTAAGAAAGTAATATAATCTAACCAACGGGGTGAGAGTCCTGCGTAAAATAAAAAAACAATGCAACTAGGTGTAGCAGTATGGGGTATTTTGATAATCGTATTATTAGGCGGTTTCAAGGCGATGGCATTCATAATTGGTATGCTGGTAGTGGCTTTCGTGGCCGGGATCATTATTGCCGCCCACAAATCTAAAAAGGTATGAGAACATTAAAAGAAGCATTTTTGGATAAATACCCGAAATATGGTATTATCCTTCGGATGTACGAGGAAGCGAACGAGTGTACGGCTGAATGGAGCGAACTTTCAAAACTCCGGCTTATTCGATTTACCGAATATATGGGCGAACGGGTTGCACCAAACTCCGTCCGTCAATATGCGGCCAAGATGAAGGCGGTATTAAATAGATACTCGGACGAAGTGCGGCTAGACTTCAATTTCGCCGAGATACTTTCGCTTAAGGAGCAAGTATCGGTTAATACATTTCTGGAGGAAAATGAAATACAGCGGTTGGTAGCTGTCGAAGTGGCAAATGATACGGAGCGGTTGATACGGGATCAATTTGTATTAGGATGCATAACCGGCGCACGTCATTCTGATTTTTGCCAATTTACGAAAGAAAACATACAGGGTGACTGGTTGTCGTATGTTTCGCAGAAAACTAAAGTTTTTGTTGAAATCCCGATATCGCCAGTTTTGAAACGGTTTATAAAGGAACAATCCCCCGCTTTAAGCGGACGAATAGTGTCGGACGTATATTTTAACGATACCATCCGAAAACTTGCAGAGAAGGCGGGAATAATAGCAAAAACAAGGTGTTTTAAGGCCGGAAAGAATATTATTGGTAGGAAATGTGACCTTATTGCATCGCATACAGCCCGAAGGAGCTGTGCGTCTAATTTAGCGGCACGCGGAGTGTCAGAAGTTTGGATAAAAAAAATATTAGGACATACAAGGGGCACAACAGATAGATATATCTGCCTAGAAGGTAGAAGGATGCCAAAAGAGGCAAAAGGTTATTTTTTAAGCTTCAAATAGTTTTTACCTTTGCCCGAAAAAAACATGAGTGAAGAATTAAAACAGCTAATAGCCTGGTTTGAGAGCTACCAAGTGACGTTTAACGAGATCCGGTTAAGCGAGTGCGAGAATATATTTGATTTGAGAAAGTACATCGATGTGCATGTCAGATCGGTTAAAAGGAATTGGGATAATCCAACCTTTGCAAGTGATATACTGAGGTTGCAGAGGCTTAAGAAGGTGTTGGAGGAAAGAGGATAAAGTGATACAAAATGTTAAATATTTGGTATTACAAAAACTTTTAGCCTATAAAATTTGGTATTACTTAAACTTTTCGTATCTTTGTAGTGTAATCAAAAAACAAGTAATAACAATTAAAAATAAATAGCCATGAAACTGTATCACGCATCACCTATAGAGAATAAAGAAAATATATTAGAATATGGCATTTATTCAAATGAAAGTGACAAGATATCGAATAACGAAAGATTATCTGGATCTTACGTTTTCGGGTTCAACAACATGGCTGATGCCATTAATTTTATCACCGACAACACCCCTGATTACGTTATTTTTTCATTCGAAGTACCTGATTATGACGTTATCCAAGACACAGAATATGAAGATGGATGCGCCTTCGCAGTAGAATATGATATCGCCCCTGACAAATTAGTTGTTGAAAAAGAAGTATTTTAAATCTACAATCATGAGAACAAAAAAGGAAGTTATAGAATTTGCAAAAAGTGAATTGTCAAGCAATAATTCTTTGGTATTGGTAACATTGGGCAATGGTGGCTCCGGGCTTGATCTTATGCAGAATCAAGGCGACGATTCCATCGACAACTTTGTCTCTGAATTAGAAGGATTTTTATTTGATGGGCTTGTCGACGCTTGCGATGACATAAAAGAGTCCGAATATTACAATGAAAATTGCGAAGTATACCAATTTTCAGATAATAATGGCTACAAACTCCAAATTGTTGTTTTTTAATTATGATAAGAGATATTGTAAAAGAGGCTATGAAGCTCCGCAAGGTAAAAAGCAAAGACCTTGCGGAACACATTGGGCTTTCGGAAAGCTCTATGTCCTTATTCCTTAATGGGAAAATGAATTTGGGGCAGAATAAAATTGAATATATATTGGAATATCTCAATATAGAACTTGTGATAAAAAAGTAATATTATTTCAAATGATACGAGAAATAATCAAAGAGGCTATGAAATTCCACGATATTGGACCTTCGGCAGTTGCCGATGCTGTTGGAATAAGAAAATCTAACATAACCGGTTTTCTTGCTGGTAGAACTGGTTTGAGTCAAAGTAAAATAGAAAGTGTTTTTAGATTGCTTGGCATAGAGATTATTATAAAACGATCAATAATAAAACATAAACCTCTAAATAAGAGGGATGTTATTTGGAACAATATGCTTAATAAACTAAAATCGTATCATGCTAATACAGAGAAATGGCCTTCGTCGTGTAGTCGCGATAAGAATGTAAAGAAACTTGGGTTGTGGTGTGTTACTCAAAGGGCATATAAAAAATCAGGGAAAATAAGCGACATTCGAAAGCAAATGCTCGATTCTATCGGATTCGATTGGGGGGTGGTACGTAAGGATAAGTGGCTTGAAATGTTTGAAGCTTTAAAAAAATTTAGGGATAAGACCGGAAAATGGCCTTTACCAACATCAGGCAATAAAGGTGAAGCAAAATTGGGGGTATGGCTTTGCAATCAAAGAGCAATAGCAAAAGGTAAAAGGGGGTATAAAATGCCCCAAGAGCGTCTTGAAAAATTGGAATCAATCAATTTTATGAAATATGTTTATAGAGGTAAGCAAAAATCTATCAAAAAATCGAGCGCGGTAATTTTTGACAGAAAGGGAAAATATAATGGCATTGGATTGGTCTGTACGCAACCTCGTTTATCTTTGTGGAACAGAGTATATGAGGAGGTTAAGGAATACAGGCAATCAACAGGAAATTGGCCTGCACTCAACTCCCAAGATACAAAGGTTTCTAATCTTTGTTTGTGGTGTAATCGACAAAGAGAATATTTGAAGAGAGGATGCTTAAGCCAGGAAAAACAAGCTAAATTGAACGCTATTGGATTCGAATGGGTATTACGTACTCATGATTGGAATGCAATGTACGAAATAGTTAAAAAATATAGAGAATCAACCGGTAAATGGCCTGTAGCTTCGTCAAAAGATGCTGAGATAGCAAAATTAGGTCGCTGGTGTGGCCTTCAAAGGCATCGCATGAAAAAAGGAATCTTAAGTTCGGAGCAGCAAACTAAATTAAAGGAAATTGAAATGTAATGAAGTTTGCTCTCGAATAGTGTAAAATCATGAATGGCAAATTTTCAGTTGGAATAGATGTCCTCGACAGAGTAGCTAAAGCCTTGAATCGAAAAATAGATATCGTTTAATCGGAGGGCGGAACCCCACCGAGGCAATCGGAGGGCGGAACCCCACCGAGGCAATCGGAGGGCGGAACCCCACCGAGGCAATCGGAGGGCGGAACCCCACCGAGGCAATCGGAGGGCGGAACCCCACCGAGGCAATCGGAGGGCGGAACCCCACCGAGGCA